TTTAGGCATATGCTGTCCTTGGTTGAATAGCACCTTGCATTCCTGAGAATCTACTTGACCTTAAAGGTAAAATTGGTTGAACACTTGGAAGTTTTGCAGCAGGAAGTAATGATGTTCCAAATTGATCATAAGGATTAATATCTCCTGTATTAGGATTCCACAAAGACATATTTGATGTATAAGGCTCAGAACCTCCAGGCGCTGAAGGTTTTTGTGTTCCTGGTTGAATCATAGCTCCAGCAGTTCCAGCAGCATTACCAATTGATTGCCATAAACGAGCACTATTATCTTGGTATCCTTCTAAATTCCCAAGATAGGCACTCATTCGATCTGAAACCATTTTTTGAGCCATTGGAAGAGCTATCTTATAAAAGTCACTACTGACTCCTCGCTGGAGGGCAGACCCTGCTCCTTTCGCTGCCGAGGTAGCAAAAACACTTGAACCACTTTCTGCTCCTCCACCCGCACCGAATCCAGCAGCTGCTGCAGCACGATTTGTGTCATGCTCAAATTGTTGTCCTTGTTCAGAAGCATTAGCCATCAATGATTGACCATATGGACTATTAATGAGATCATTCATGAGCCTTACTGTTTCTTCATTAACTACATCTGGTCCAAAATTTTGACGTAACCAATTGATATCAATTTGTTTTCTTTTCCCACCAAGAATTCCTCCGGCGAGAGATGCGGCTGCAAGGATTATTGCTGCTGGACCCATGATATCTCCTTAAAAATTGACAATTAAGATTTGTAATTTTGCTTCACTAATTAAAATCATTTTATTTCGAACATCGTCACCGCGTCGATCTTGGCGATTAATTATTCCTGTTCGTCCAGCAGTGTTTAAATTTGAGATAATTGTATTTGCCCACGAAATTGCTTGTGCTTGGTTATTCCCGGCATCTAGAGTAAAATTATAAACTCTTGGATTAAAATTAATACTTCCGTCTTTTATATTTACGCCAGTCGGAAGGATATTATCAATATCAGATTTTACATCTACAACAGCATTATCAATTCCTGTCTTAGCTTGTGCTTTAGTTGGCATTAGGCTCTCGTATAAACCATCTCAAATGCGATCACATTAACTTGGTTCTCGTATGTATCTGTCGCATCAGAGCTAGCATTTCGTTGAAATTCAATAAATACATGATTCCCGGCTGAAAGTGAAGGCATACTAGTTAAATCCATCGCTTCAACTTGGATTCTATCTGCGGACACAGCATCAGCAGCAATAGTATTTGTATTTAGTGTTGTTGTCGCTGTTGCACTTCCTGTATCTGCTACAGTTCGGTAACCAAATTTAATCTTCATGTTACCAGATGAACTATCAGATGGAGTTATCCAGATATTAAATGCTGTGAGGGAACCAAAGTCTGCTGGTACAACAAAACTTGTTTGAAGAATAACATCAGCAGTATTAATAAGTGGCATTGGATAATATGTTCCATTTGAACCACTTGATCTTGCTACAACTACAACATGAGTAATTCCACGAAACCCTTCAATCGCAGCGGCAGGAATTAATACTCTTGAAGTTCCACCACTTCCAGTTCCGGTTGGAGGGTCAGCCCAAATTGCATCTGTGCCATCACTCTTAAGAAATTTTCCAGAAGCACCAAGAGCAAGACGTGCCCAAACTGGACCTGTTTGTCCAGTGATTAAATCACCACGAACAACAGTTGCTCCTGTTGTATCACCGTGAGTTGAAGATAAAAGATTATGTGTATCAGAAGAATATACTAATGTTCGACGATTTGGGCCACCATCTGTAAAATAAATTCGAGCACCATCATATTCAATAGCTCCTTCTACTGGAGTTGTTAATGTTGAACCAGGAAATAATTTAATACAAGCTTTAGTTGCTGTACTACCTGAAATTTCAACAAAATGAGTTGGTGTTGTTGTAGAACCAAATTTAGTTGGTCCTGCAATAATATTAGGAGCATCAATAAGAAGATACAACATAAATTTATTTGTAACAGCAGCAGGGAGAGTATTTGTACGACGAATTCCAAACCAATTTGTAACTGCACCGCCACCAGAGACTGTTGCCGGAGTTACAAAAGTGTCTAAATCAATTCCAATAGCATTTGTTACAGTACCAGTTAATAATGTAGTAGAACTAAGAAGGACATCAATTCCTTTCATAGTTCCAACAGTCGCAGGACCGGGACGGAGAGTATAAGTTGCACCACGAATTAATGTTACAGTTCCTGCTGAAGAAGTTCCTGCTTCTCCACTAATACCATCAATTTCATTAACTGCGGAACCAGAACCGATATTAGGAAGAGCACTAAAATTTGCACCAATTAAAATATTATCTGTTAAACTAGAAGGGACAATTGGTGAAATTGTAATATCAATACCAGTAAAAGAAGGCGATCCTCCTGTTCTTAGTGGAGCACCAGTATTATTTATAATTAAAACTTTGTGTGTTCCAGTTACAGTGCCAGTCCCACTATGTTGTGCTTTAAAATTAACAAGATTTAATGCTGTTCCTGTTGTCCAATCAAAAGCTTCTACATGTACAACTTCACGATTACCTGCGATTGGGAGAACGGTTCCGACACCAAATCGAGTTCCAATTTGAAGACCACCGGCGATAATTGTCCCATTCGGTTGAGCACCAATAAATTGACCTGTCGGACCAAATTTTCGAATTAGTTGAGTATGATCATCTGAAGCAAAAGTTCGTGTTTGTGGTTCTGTTCCGGCTGTTACAGCATTTGAAACTGTAATATTACTAGAATCAGTCACTACTGTTACAGTCGTCCCCGCTATAACACCAGGACCATAAATAACATGACCGACTTGAACTGCTCCGAATAAAGCGGCTGAGGTTAAAGCAGTTGTTCCATTAGCAGTACATGAAACATTAAAAGCATCACGATCTGTTGTATCAGAATGTTCAATTGCAGAGCCGGGGGCAGCAGCGATTGGACCTACCCAAGCTCCATCAGATTTTCGAATACTTGAAAGCGTTACACGGGCACCACCAATTGAATTTGAACTTTCAAAAAGAATAAAATTTCCTGTTAAACGACTAGTTAAACGACGATAAATAACATCATCTTTATTTGCTCCATATGCCGTATCAACTGAGGCACTTTCTAATAAAAGAAATTTATCAGATGATCCAGCTGGAGTTATTCTTAATGATCCATCAATTGTTGCATTTGCAAGATTTACTCCTAAAGCGATATTTAATCCTTTTGTGTAAGTAGAATCACGTTCAACAATTCGAAGATTTCCCGTACGAATTGTACAATCTTGTTTTAGTTCAATTCTACCAGAATTATTTGTTGCATTACTAGCTGTAAAAAGATTAAATCCTTGAAGAACTAAAGCAGTTCCTGTAGGGACAGACTGAGAATTACTACCAAAACCTATTTGTCCTGTAGAACGACCAGGAAGATAAAAATATTGGCTTAAATCAATAGGAATGGGATTCCCACCACCAGATGGGGCCTCGCCTCGGTCAACAGCAGCAAGTTGGATAGCTTGATTATTGATAGCAAGTTCAAGACGACGAAATGACTCATAAATCCATCTTGGACTATCTTTATCTAATGGTAACGGTGCTCTAATTGGCATTAAGAATTTGCCCTATTCATTTCAGTTCCAGCATCCGAGGCAAGGTAAGAGAAATTATAAATTCTCATATCTTGATTTAAATCGACACTAATGTCGTCTGAAATAAAAACTTTTTCAATTTGAAGTTCAATTCCTTGTTTAGACCAATTTTGATCTGAAACTAATAAATCTCCTGTCAAAGTAGAAAAATATTTTGTATCAATCAATGTAACTGGTTCGGAAATTCCTGATCCTCTAACTCCAATTGAAATCGTACCATCATCAAATACAAGTGTAACATCTCCCGTAAATTCAACTGGTTGAGAAAGAGTTATCACACTATCACTAAAAATTGATTCAACAATTGTTTGAGGAGGAATTCCAACTCCCTTTACAAATGTTCCAATGAGCATTTGTCCAAAAAAATGATTTGAAGAGATGTCGGCTGAACCCGAGACAAGAGTACAAGGAATTTGAGTATATGTTCCTAAAGCATCATACAAAATATAAGTTCGTTGAACTTGTGTATCTTGATCATATCCTGCTGGATAAATTTTTCTAGTAATAATTGATGGTGCAATAGGAGCTGAAGCAAGGATATCATTTTCATCATGAACTTGATATGTAGATGGTTGAATTATACCATTATCTTCAATATATACAGTTCCGTTCGTTTGATGTCCAGTTAATAAATAAGGAACGCCCCCTAATTTTGCTGAGGCCGCTGATCTTGCAGAAATTGAAAGTGGGCCGGTAACTGGAAGGAATGTTCCATTTTTAATTTTATCAGCACTATAACTGAAAACTATTGCTCGTGTATTTTTTGTATGAGTACCAGCAGCATTTTTGGGACAATAATAAAAAACTAACCATTTTTCACGTGGATACACTCGAAGAATTGATGTGAAAAGGGCGTCTGTATTTACGAGGTCTTCAATTTTAATATCAAGATTAAACGGTCGTGTGGAAACTCCATCTGTATAATTAAATCCATTATATGAAACATAACCGCATACAACTCCTGATCCTTTAAGATCGAAAAGAGTTGCGGCAAGGGGACCAACAATACCGTGATCGACCACTATATCCTCGTGGGCGATTCCTTTACCAAAGTCAGCATCCACTTCAGTAGGAAGGTAATTAACTCGTTTAATTGAATCTCGCATCCCAACTAAAAGAATTTGACCAATTCGTCTTATATATGTAATAATATCTTTATTTTTAGAATCAAAAACAATTTTATAAGGAGCTGGGAAGGATTCTGGAGCACCAGCAATTGAATATCTTAAAGTTGAAGGATTTGTTACATCATTTAAAACAAGTGATCCTTGGAAAATATCTCCTGTTGAAGCAGAAGGAATAATGAAATTAGCAGGATCACTAACTGTAGTTCCAATTTGTGAACGATATGTAACAACTTGGTAAGGAGGTCCGTCTAGATTAATACTACCGTCTGCAGCGGAAGCTCCAGTGTAATAAACACGAACAGCCACATAATCAACATCAAGTTCTTGGTTACTCGCTGTGTAACTTTTTTGAATAATAACACGGAGAGTTCCAATTTGCACAGGAGTCCATGAAATCCCCCATTTTTCAAATTGTCCTCCCCAAATTTTAGGGTAAAAAAACCAATATGTAGAAGCACCGAAATTTCGATTACTAGAAGTTGCTCCTGGCCCTTGATCTAACCAAATCCAATATCCAGCTTGTGTTCCAAGACCAGGAGAACGACTCACAACTTTAACTTCAATTCCAGTTACAGTATATGTGTTCCAGGGAGCACCAGTCAAGAATCCAAAAGAAGAAAGAGCGTTTTCTTCTGATTGCCCACTCCCCGAGGTACCAAAAGCAAAAACACCACCAATAGTTGTAAAACCTGATGGATTTGTAAATTGAGGAAGAGCGTCTGGACCTGCGCCTGTAACTGTTGGAAGAAGATAATCTTGATAAGTATTCGTAAATTTTATATCAAGAGAAGTGTTTTCAATCGAAGGTTTTGCAATTCGTTTAAATGTTGCAGCAGGAGGCATGTTTGTTGGATCAGGATAAGCGGCTTTTCCTGGTCCAATAAAAGACATATAAACACCCCAATTTGTTGCTCTATTCTTTCCATTAGTTCCATCATTTGTAATTATTGGAAAAGTGATTCTTACAAATTGATTTGATACATCTGTAATTGAAACAACAACAGCTTGTCCACCATTTGCAACATATCCTGCTTCGACATCATTAATATTGGAATTATCTGATAATAAAATTTCTGTAATAAGAAACCAGTAATATCCAATCCCTAAAGTTGCAGACCAAGCTGGTCCTGCTTGAACTGAAACTGTTGGAGCATTAGAAATTGGTTGAAGACCTGCTGGACGCATAATCAATGTTTCAGGAGCATTTGTTCCTGAAAATTGTTTCCAAAATAATCTATTTACTGTTCCTACACGAGGTAATACAAAAAATGTACTTTGCCATTGAACAATATCAAGGAGTTCTTTTCCAGTATCTGACATTGAAAGAGCAATTCCAGCATCAAAAATCAATGTTACTGTTGCACTAGCTGTTGCAGCTTGAGAAAGTGTAATTTGAGTATCAGAATTAACGGTTAGGATGTAAGTTCCTGCTGAAATTCCTGGACCAGAAACTTTTACACCAACAAGCATATTTAAAAATGATCCAGCCGGGGCAGTTACAGTTGCATTAAGATTAATGGTAATACAATTAGCAATAGTTCCTGGTCCTGTAATAACTGAAAATGTTCCTGTTAATGCTGTAAAATCACTTTTATAAAGATTTGAGGTTGTTCCATTTCCTTGGGGCCATGCAATTAATTGATCTGTATTTTGATCAAATGTTAATTGAACAAGACCTTTAAGTCCCCCTGATAAAGGAGTTACATTATAAACAGTTCGGCCAGGAGCACGTTGAATAGATGGATTTTTATCTCTATAAACACAATCCGTTGCTCTTTGAAGTTCACCTGGAAATAAAAGAGCCGAATGTCGTACTGTAACTAATCCACCATTTAAAAATTCAGTAATTAAAGGCATTACCATCCACCATAATCAGGATAGAAAGGTCCATTATTCCAAGTAAGTCGGTATTGAGGCCACATCTCCATTTGGGATTTCATGTGAACTATTTCATCTTCAGTTACGTTTTCATCATCTTCTTTAGCTTTAGCTAAAGCTCGATTTGAATCTGAAAGAGCTAAAGCGGGATCATCAAATCCTCTTCGGGTTGTAATTAACAATCCTCGACAATAATCTAAAAATTTATAAAGATAGGGACCATACATATCAAGAGGATCAGCCATCTCATCAAATCTACGATAATAATCCACACGAATACTATCTGATTTTTGTGGAACTCTTAAAATTCTAAGTTGAAAGGTTCCTTTATTTTGACTTAAAGCACTTGAAATATTAAAAATTGTGTAAGCTTCAGGAGTTCCTTGAATTGTTTGATCTAATGTTACTTTATTCCAATCTCTGAATCGAATGAAGTCTAGAGGCCATTTAAGAGCACTTACAAATCGAACTCCATAATGTTTACCAAAATCTGTTGGAAGATTATAATCTGTTTGTCCTGCTACAACAGGAATTAAACCACCAAAAGTTAAAGTAGTTGTTGTTGATCCTGTTGGATTTGCAGATAGTGTAATAGATGCAATTGAACGATCAGCATTTCGAGTAAAACTTAACACAGTTGTATTTGCTGGAATATTTGTTCCAATTACTGTAATGCCTGCATTGATTCCATCAAAAACCGACGCCGAGGGAGCAGTTACAACTGGATTTCCTGAATTTAAAATACAATTATTGACAGCAAAAGTAGAAGTATTATCTCGAAGAAGAAATTCCCAATCACGATCTTGCCAATCAGCAAAACCACGTAATATTGCTTCCTCAGCCATGGCTAGACTATCTAGTAATCCAGCTCCTCCAACTGGGCGAGCAATATATTTTTTAGCATCTGCTCGGGTTATTGATAAATTTGACACTTTATCTCCTAGCGAGAACTATACGTGGATTTAACTCGCTTTTTTGTCGATCTTTGAGTTCAGTATAAAAATCATATAAAGCTGGAATAGTTTTTTCTGGTGTTCGATTCTCTAAAACCCATTTTTTAGCATTTTGTGAAATTTTAGTTCGAAGGTCCTTATTTTCAATTAATTGTCCAAGTTTTTGAACAAATTCTTCTGGAGAATTAAAAAGTAATCCAGTTTTTCCATCTTTAATCTCAAAATACGGTTCTGTATTAGCTGCTAAAGTTGCTTCAGGTTGATTCCAAATAGAACCTTCGTACCATTTAATAGCTGATTTACAACGATTAAAAGCATTATTAGCAAGAGGACAAAGATTAATATCAATATTTAAAAGTCCACGTTTAAGTTTGTAAGCTTGGTAATGAGTCCAAGGATGAAATTCTACAATTTCATCAGGAATCATATCATGAACCCAATCAAACCATTCCCCGAAAATTACCCATGTAATTTGATTTTTATATTTTTGGGATATTTCTCGAACTGCCTCGCGGAGGGGATACCAATCAACATAATGAGACATTGATCCTTGCCAGAGAATTCGAATTTTAGAGGGGTCTTTTCTGGCTACATCATAAAATTCATAATGAGAAAGATCAACGGAATTCGGAAATACGTAAGTATTTGGTTGGCCTATAACTTCTTTAAAGTATGAAGCAAGAGCGGGAGTCGAAACAGTTGCTCCATGACATCTTTGAATAAGTTCATGACGAACTTTCATTTGATGTAAATTACGGGCTATGTCAAATTGAAGACCATTTCCAGTTGTTACTTTATCTTCCCAAAGCACCCGTCTTTCATGATCAGCATCTTCCCATTCAAGAGTATTTCCAGGTTCAAGTAATTTTGCATCTGGATATGAACGAATTCCTAAATAGGAAAACGTGAAGTTCATTGGATGAACAAAATCTGTATTATCATCAACATCATAAAGAACTAAAGGAGGAATTCTAAGAATATCATCTGCTGTTTTATTTGCTTTTATATCTCGAATAGTATTAACTTGATGTAATGCTCCTTCTCCTCCTACTGAGTATAAAATAGCCACATCAGATGTTAACATAGCTCGAAGGGCTTCATCATCATTACTACCATCATCTTGATAACATATACCAAGTCCCATTTTATGAAAATTCATCATAGGAAGGTCTAGACGATAGTACTGACAAGCGTTCGGATTTCGTGCTCGATTTGTAGCCCAAATATAAAGTGGTTCTGACATGTACGCCTTTCTAGACGATACTGACTTTTCCTCTCATATCAAAATCTTTTAAAGGACCAGACAAGAGGGCATAAAAGAAATCTCGATTAAGTTTAACTTGTCCATCATTTGGATCAGTTTTATAGAGAAGACCTTCATCAATGAGATTTCCGGCTTCATCATAACGAGCAAAAACAGAAAGAACGGCACTCCAAATAGATGAATCAATATTTGCTACATATTGAAATGAACGTTTAGGATCAAATCCAGTTGCATCTGTGTGAGCGCCCAATTTTTGAATTGTATTCATATAGTTTTTGTATTGAGAACGAGCTTCAGCAACAGACGCAATTCGAGGTGTTCGTGCGGTTAATCTAGGATCATGGAGGGTCTCATCAAGAATTCTCATATATTCTTTATTTTGAGCCTTTATTCGTGTTATTTTTAACCCACCATTTGACATGTTAAGCCCCGTGAACTTTTTTAAGTCTTGGATTTGCTTTCTTTGCTGCTTTAGATGCTTTATGAGTACTAGCAGCAATCATAGCTTTACCGGCTTCAAGAGATTCTCCCTCACCAGCAGCGGCTTTTCTTGCAGCAGCTTCAAAACCAATATGTTTGCGAGCCATTTTAATTCCTCTCAACTATATTACGGGATTCTTTAGAAGAAAGATTTTTCTTTCCAGTGAATTTTCGAAGAGATTTCCTTTCCCTTTGTCCTTGTTCTTGGGAAGTTTCTGCTCCTTCTGAAAAACTTTCAGCTGGAGTCCTGTTATCTTTTATTTTCAAAATACTTAATCGTTTAGCCATGATGAGGTGTTCCTTGATGAGGCATTCCGGGGCGTCCTGGAAAAATAGGACTAAAACCAGAGGTATCTTTAACTCTTGTATCTCCTTCTTGTGGAAGAGATACATCGAATGAATAATTCGGATTATCTCCCTGAGGGGTTCCTGCTTCATTAAAAGTTTCTTGAGTTATTTGATTCCCAGGAACTGAATGTCTATCTTTATCAGTATCCCCCATTCCAGTTCCAGCCTTAGATTTTCCGCCTTCAGAAGGACCAGATTCTGTACACATATATGATTCAGCCATTTCCCATTTAGCAATGACATCACCTGGTTTTGGATTATTATATCCCATAATTATTTCCTCACATCTTTGCCATTAGCAAAGGGAACAGAGATTGGCATTGATGGATTATCTCCATTTGATTGTGAATTATTTGGCGCATCACTAGTACGAAGAGCAGCATCATCTTTAAATTCTTCGGGATTCGCTGCTGTTCCAATACCAGCAACAGTCGCAGTTAAATCCATCTCTTGTTGCCTAGATGTATATCCTTTAATTGGATTCTGTGGCATTGTTTCCTCGTGGGGGCACCCCTCTATAAACCTTATTAAGATTCATAGAGGGGTGGGGGTCATAAGCCCCTACCCCGATTACTCAGTCGTTATTATGTAACGCCTGACTTGTTGTTAACAGAAAGAATACGACCATTAGCAAGTTCGTTTAGAACTTCTAGAGTAACTTCACCCACAACGAGACCTGCAACAGAGTCGCCTCGCTTACCGACTAGCTGATGAACCATTGGTCTCAACCATGCTAGACGATTCATGTTCCTCTGTAGGAAGAACATCTGTCCACCAGTCGCTGTTGACGACGCAGTAGCAGTGTTAGCATTAGTTGATTCTGGTACCCAACGATCTAGCACGACCTGAATTAGGCCGAAATCTGAATCGAAGAAGTCGATAGCCGAAACTAATTTCTTGTCAACGGCAGCAATACCACGAGAGTGAGGTACGCTTGAAGACGCACCAGGAACGCTCAAGGCACTTACCTGACGTTTGACTTTTGGACTTACATAAACCTGTTCGGGATTTCCGCCAGCTTTATAAATAAGTTCCAACATATCATTGAAGTCTCCAACCGCCAACTGACCATCATGCGTAGCATCACCAGTGTTTGGAGCACCAGCATTAGTTCCTGCATACGCAGTATTGGTAAGAATGAAGGACTGGAAACCTTTCATGACACGTGCCGATGCTGAGTTACCAGTTGCGGTAGTCAACACACCGAACACGACTTTTTCTAGCTTAATTGCAAGACGCTTTGTTGCCTTTTGAATTTCATAGGCATAGGCATCCTTAAAGCCAGCAGTGTTAATTGCACGCTGCGTTTCGGAAACACCGATATCCTGACGCAGAATCATTGTCACATTGAACACACGCGAAGGAGTGGTTGTAGTGTCATAAGTGTAATCGGCACCTTCCACTGCTCCTGTAGTATCCACGGACCCGAGAGTATCAATTGGCCACTGATGATAAACATGCTGACATGTTACTTTTGGAGCCTGTGATACCCAAGGGGTGTCCCAAGGGTCTACATTGGTGATCTGGTCTAGTAAGTCTTCCTTAGCTACACCAACACCTGGGAGTAAACCAAACTTATAGGCACCCGCATTACCAATAGGAGTTGAACCCGGCATGCGGTTTTACCTCTATCACTTTGTTTGCTGTAATATCTCCCGTTTCCGAGCGGGGGTCAGATCATTAGACAGTAGAGCAAAATGACTTATTTTATTGTTTATGGCCCAAACACTGTTCGTGACATTGGGTCATTATCTAAGTCTCTACCTATTGTAAGGCGTCTCCATTCATCTCCTAATCCTGTATTTCTCATTCGAGCAGCAGCAGCATCAATATCCTCTTGCGTTGGTCCCACTTTTACAGTCTCATGGACACCGCCCGCAACAGTTGCGAATACTCCTGCATCTTGACGAGCCTGATCTACAGCATCTTGGCGAACTTTATCTGCAGCGTCAAGTTGAATTTCTTTAACTTGATTAGTTGCAGTTTGATTAGCCTGAATAACCGCATTTCGTGCTCTATCAAACTCAGTCCAAGCTAACTCTGCTGCCTCGCGATGGTCATTAGAGTTGATCAAGGCGTTTACAGCTTTATTAATCAATGGATTGGTTCGAATAAAAACATCGATTTCATCTACAAAATCAAGAGCCGCTGGATGTTTTTCCCTCATATAGGCATCGACATCTTGCCATGTTTTTTGCTCTTTAGCGAGACGATCATCTCGAATCTTAAGAGCTTCACTCACTGCATTCTGAGCAGTAGATTTAGCATATTCTGTAATGCTATCTCTCAATGCTGGAATGTCCTGTTCGTCGAGAGTTCCACCATCTGCGACGATCTTAGATAGCACTTCATCTAATGGTAGGCTCGATGCTGGCTTTGTTTCGGGTAGTCCGAGTTGTGGAGCCTGAACCGAGAGTGTTTGACGGGAAATTAGTTCGTTACGAAGACGGAGATTCTCAACTTCGATCATCTCTTTCTGAGTAAGAGCTTCTTTCGCCATCTGAACAGCATGACGTACACCTTTAATAGCCTCTTCCTTGTTTTTGTACTTCTCAAGGATTAGGCCATTTTTACCGCGATATGATTCCCAATCAATATCCGGCTCCGAGGTAACGGGAACTGTTTCGACTTTAGCATTCGGTGGAGTTGTAACAGCAGGTGGGTTGTCCACAGGGGCTGTTTCTGTTTTTGGAGGTTCAGTCGTTGTGCTTCCATCAGACGGTGGGTTGTCCACAGTTTCTGTTGGAGTAGTGCGAGGTTGTGCAGAAGTCCAATTAATTTCATCCATTCGATCCATAACATCTGGTTGTACAATGTTATCTGCGATATTACGAAGAAGTTCGGCTTCTGCTTGGGTTACTAATCTTGGATCATAAGTCATTTTATTTTACCTTTCATCCCTGGAGGTTGTCTCGTCAGGGTTAATGTGAAGCGCCTCTCCGCTCTGGTCACGCCTAGTATTTTTCAATGCCCCGGCGTTCAGGCTGATCTTTATGCTTCGTCTACTGGCACACCAGCAGTAAAGTTTACTGCACCGGGAGCCGAGTTTGTTACAACAACACTAAGAGTATCACTCTTGGTAGAACCATCCGGGAAATTTACAGTAGCAGAAATAGATGTACTTCCTACCTTACCACTTGTAATATCTCCATTCATTCCATCAGGACCAACCACAAAATCTGCCACAGTTGGATCAACAGAAGCAAATGTGACAGTAAAGCCTGCTGGAAGTACATCAAGAGGTTGACCATCAAGGTCTAGAAGGGTTACACCTGCAGCGGCATGCTGCTTATCATTCATTGTAAGAGTTCCTGGCATTATTCTTCTCCTTCGGGCGCATCAAAATGCCATTGAATGCTGCCCACTTCTTTGGGTTTAAATTGAATAATTAATTCTTTAATTACGATTTGAAGATTTTGAATTTCAAGTTTTGCTTCTCTTATCTCAAAAATTAGATCAAAGAGAAGAGCAATTAAAGTTTTTAAAAGTCTTACGAGGTCAAATATGAGTTTAAACATTGGTCATTATTTTGTCCTCCATTAGTATCCTCCAGCGTTTTCCTTACGTTGCTCTGAGAGGCCAATGGCAATGGCCTGTTTCCTACTTCTCACTTTTGGCCCTGTTTTAGAACCACTATGTAGAGTCCCCTCCTTAAACTCATGCATAGATTTTTCAACTTTATTAACACGTCCTTTAGCAATTTTAACGGGAGAATGTCTTGGCATCTTAAAAGTCCTCTTCAGGTGGGATTTGAATTCCAATAACTGGCTTCATGTATCCTTCTTGTTTTAGATATTGATACATTTCTTCTTCTGGAAGAGCTTGTTGTGCTCTAGCAATTCTTTCAATTTCTGTTTCTTCAACCAATTGTTTACAGAATTTAAGAAGTCCATCAATAATTATAATTCCACCACGAATAAAATCATCAGGATATTGGTCTTTACGTTCTTGAGATGGACTTAAAAGAAGAAGATTTAAACTATTACGCATTCGTTGAAGATAAGGTTCAAACACTTGTGAATAACTTGGAGAATTAATAATATATTCAAGATGTCCAAGTTCATTATCTTCAAGTGACTTAACATCAAAAATTGTTTGAAAATCCATTACTGCCTTTCTATGTCATAGCCGCCATCGGAGGTAATTGGCCAGCTGATCCCATTCCTGATTCATTTTCTCCACTATTCATCATAGGAAGTTGAAGAGGTTGTTGTCCTCTTACAATTTGTCCTGAAGTTGGAATATTGGGTAATTGACCTCCACCAACATTTTGAACCATTTGATTCAATGGTGGTGTAGATTTAAAAATTTCATTTATATTAGGAATTTCAAACTCTCGGAAAATACCACGCCAGAAATTAACAGCATTAATTTGTGCCATAGCAACTTGACCAAGAGGCGTTCCCATGGCAGTCAAAAGTTGAATCAAAGCTTGTTGTTTCATACTTTGAGATAGACCAGATGTAGCTCCTACTGCTCTAGCAGCATAATTTGGAACCATATCATAATGATCTAATGTTTCTCGACTAGCTCCAATTGGTGCTCCAGTGACCGGATCAACTTGTGCTCCATCACCAAGAATCAAAATTTCAACTGGAGTATCTAAGAATTGTTTATCTAAAGCCACAAACATATTAGCAAGTGGTTCAAGTGTTGTTTCTTCAAATAATCTAGATTCAAGAAGAAGTCTGGTTCCAGCTGCCTCGCGCCTTCCTACGAATTCACGAGCAGTTTGACGATCAGGACCTTGTAATCCTTGAACAGCATCATCTACAATTCCTGTACCCATTTGGACGAATTCTTGGATTTGGGCAATTTTATTATCAGCAATTGAGAGACCAGCCAAATCTTTCATTAATGGACGAATCATAGCATCAGGATTTCCATCAATCCCAATAAAACGTCCAGGTCTAGCATAAAGATTTCTAGTATTTAGATTAGATGCTCGATCATAAAACCAAACAGGATCAATAACAAGATCAGCAGCATCTAGTGATTGATTGATATAACGATTCCCAACTAATTGAAGTTTTTCGACAGTTTCAGCTTTTCCTGGTGCATAGAAATAATGAGGATCAGGTGTTGGAGCGAAACTTACGAAAGGAAGGAGATTGTGCCAGAAAGGATTTGGGCGGTTTCGGAATAAATATCTCTTATTTGCGACAGTTAATACACGATTTAAAACGCCGTCTGAAGAAAGTTCGGATGGGATATAGCCCCAAAATTCTAATATTTCAATTGGTCTAGAATATCGATCCATCCAGCGAATGGATTCATCATCCATTCCAGCACGTACAGCAAATCTACGAATCATTGACTGGGCATCCGTAGACTGATAATTGACCCCACCCTCACGCTCTAGCCGAGCTACTTCATTCTTATCAAATATTCCCTCACTCGCGAGGAATCTGATATCATCAAGGTCTAGGAAATATCTACGAATAACCCATTTCATATCTTTTAGACGTTTTACTCCTGGTTGAGGGAAAAAGTCTAGAAGATCAAGAATTTCGGTTATTGGTCCATCAAAAGAAGTAATTTCACCTTTTTTGATGCTTTTAACTACACGACCAGAAATTGGGAGTTTATCAACATATTCGATGATTCTTTGTTCTTTTTTACGTTTCCATCCGACTTGAGCCACTGCTACTCCATAGAGATCAGCAGTTACTATGAAGTCTGTCATTTTAACGAAGGCATCATCATCCTTCATTTGAGCAGAAACTAGAGCTTCGCGTTTCCTCGCGGTAGGCATATCATCTGGACCATAACCGAGGAATGTAACAATTGGCCATTTGTTGAGGGATGTGGCTGATTTACGAGCAGCATCAGCCCAAATGGCTGAGAAAATAAGAGGAATATGGATGTTATTTTTATGAGGATGGAAACGTCCAGTCCAAGTTCCCCTCCAAAGATCATAGAGGCGAGGCCATTGGATTCGAGTTCCCCCAAAATATTGTTGTGATAACTTCATTCGTGATGTTACAAGATCGATTAATTGATCTCGAAAAGCATCAGGGGTTGGTGCGCGGTTAATGACTAAACTTGTGTTTGAGCCTCCCGCACTTTGATAAAGCATATTAACTCCCTAAGGAAAACATCCAATTTGGTCTTGGTAGCGGAAGGGCTGAGTTATTTATGCTTTGGATGCCCCCATTTTTACCAATACTCTTTAAGAGATCATATGTTAAATGAACATCATCACTACAATAGTTAAATAATTCACCAAAACGTTTTTCAGCAATTAAAGTCTTGATATTTGAACCATGGAAAATTTTACCACGACCAATTGTTCGTTGACAGACTGAATCAAGGGTAAAATCTCCTTTATATCCCACTATTCCTCGTTGAGCATTTGCTTTAGAGATTTCGGTGTATACATCGTAATGGTGTTTGATAGCAACTTTTCGTCCGAGTACACCTTCGATGACCGGAAGGTCAAATTTTTCGGAGAAGTACCCGGCAACCAAATCAGCGGATTCAAGATGTTTCGCTGCTGCGAGGATAGAATTATCGTCATAGAGATATGTCCAGTTCATTTCTGAGTCATAGATTACGAGGGCAGAAATTCCTCCTTTACCTTGTCGGAGGAGTTCCCAACCGTGTTCTTCATTCTCAGGATCAAGATCAATTGCATATAAACGTGTTTCTAGGTCAAAGACACAAATCTTCATTTAAACTTTCTAGATTGGCACACGTGGATATTCAAGTTCGTTATCAAAAGGCTCCATTGGAATATCTGGTCCATGACCAGGACCCATCCATTGAACTTCCCGTTGCTGGTCAATCATTTCATAAACTTCTTCGATAGAAGGAGGTTTTGAGAAGGCTCGTAAATCATCTCCCCAAGGAGATCGGGGAACGGCACCCTCATCTGTGATTTGATACTGAGTGGAAGGTTTAACCCAAATTCCAGGTGTAAACCCGTCTGTTGCGGCATCTGCGAGGTCGTCGTGGTCTACGACATCAATTCGAAGGATTTGATTGAAGAGTTTTCGAACAACCATTGGGATAATCCATTCTCCTGATGCGTCTTTATGGAGAAGGATACGAACATAATTTTCTACCCAAAAACCAATTCCAGTTCGAATACGTGCTTTTTTGTTGGTTGTTCTATTTAATTGAATAAAACGTTCGAATGGTAAAGAAATTCCAACACCATTTACTACTGAAAGAAGACGATTCTTATAAGTTCCTGATTTGCCTCCAGGTTCAATCTCGTCTGTAAGAGCTTTGACACGAATTTGTCGTCGTCGAAGACTTAAAAGAACTTTAATAAGTTCGCTATTGAAATCTTCTTCGCGCCATTCATTCGAGGCCCTAAGTAAATCAGTGTCAAGATACATGACACCATTACGACGAGCATCATGGAGCCAGACGACAATTGCTGAATCATCTCCCGTTCGCACAGTATCAAGGCGTTTAAAAGCTGTATCAATATGGACAGAAGCGCATTCGATGGGAGTATCAAATTTATAGTCTTTATAGTCTATAAAAAGATCAGCAAGTTGTGATTCAAGGAGTGGAGCACGTTCACCAGTTCCTGGGTTATTTTGTTGCTGACAAGCAAAGTCTTCAGGATCACGAGCTTTAGCTTCTTTAATTTTCTTGGCATCCATGAGTGTTGGATGCGTCGGCTTCCCTGTTAGTTCATCTTCTGTTTGAAAGAAGTATACATGCCAAATTCCTTGACCCATAGGAACTTTTTCAAACATGGACATATTTGGACAGGGCATCCCGGACCAAGTGGCTATTCCTTCATCTCTTAAGTGTTTTCCAGCCACGTCATTGTCAAGGTAACGCGTTAGACTAAAGATTAAAAGACCATTGGTCTGGAGAGCATTATATGAAGCATTGACCGCATCATGGACAGAGCGAAGATAAGCATCTCGTCCTTCACGAAGTTTATTTTTGAAAATTGGATCATCCCATATATGAATTCTATGGTGATATCCTGTCATACCAACATCAACTGAGGTTACGTCAAAAGAAGGTTCTGAAAGATTTTTGTTTTTGCGGTAACCGTGATGAAGGAATTCTTTAGTCCATTCCTTTGCCCCCTTTCTCCAATTTCCATATAACCATGTAAACCAGGCATCAGGATCGTCACCATCCATAACAGCCTGCATGGCTTTGTAAATGTCTTGGGAAAGAGAACCAGTCGCCGAAGCAATAAGAGTAGACATGTCAGGTTCATCTAGATGTGCCCACAACATTGCTGATTTTGTAGATGTAACAGTCTTCCCAAAGCCTCGGGGCATGTTAATACAAAGGTAGTATCTATCAGTACCACCAGATTTACAATAAGCTTTCCAACGAAGAATGTGGGTTTGGAGCCATTCTAGATATGGACCATGGATTTCTTCTGTAAGCCAAACGGGTTGCTCGGGATGGTTGGAAAAGAAAAATTCCGCACCCCAAGCGACCTGCACGAACCACCAAAGGGATTTTGGGTGTGTAGAAATTTCTCCAGAATCATTAAACCAATGATTTGGAGAACAAATTGCTCGAAATATATCTCTTTCTGCTTCTAAATCCCATTTGGCTTTCATGCATTAGTGATAAATTCCCCAATGTTTTTCTTGTTCTCGACCACAAAAAGAACAATACATGGGTTTTGGACGAGGGTTTTTGTGGGAACAATCACAACTTGAATCAATGAATGTTGTTTTAAGTTTAATCCCACAATATTTACAATATGCATCTTTAAACATTATTTACCCTGGACTTTAGCTACAATAGCTGCAATAACAGCTGCAACTGCTCCACCAAAAGTCCAAGATGCAACATCAGGGTGTCCTTGAGTATAAGCAAGAAGTCCAGCAAGAATTGCAACTACAGCGGCACCAAGAAATTGTTTTGTGAGAGTCATTTAAATCTCCTTGTTAATTTGCATTAGGGAAATTACACTTATGATTCATGTGTTGTTTAAGAATATTTAAATCTGAAACATTAAGAAGTCCATCTCCATTAAAATCATATTGATATTGATATCCTCCTTGAATTGCAGCATTAATGACATTAAAATCTAAAATATTAACAATTTCTCCTTGATTTGTAGTTTCAGGATCAAAAACGTCAACATTTTTGACATTTGCTGTGAATGTTCCATTTGCCGAGGCAGTTGTTAGTCTTCCCTGAAGTTGAACACCAAGAGCAAAAATTGGAATATCTCCAGCAAAAAGACCCCATTTACGATTACGATCACGTGTTGCAACTCCTGGTTGCCCAGGTGTAGAACCTTTCCATGTGATATATGTTGTTCCCGTAACGTCTGTCGCAGCATCAGCATTGATATGTCGTGTATTTGGACATCCAGCGAGAGGTTGCCAGACTGAACTGGCCATAAGTGTATCATCACCAGTTCCTGAGAAACCCTGCGAGGCAGGACCACCATTTAGAGATGCATAAATATCTGTAGCTGCAACACCAGAAAGAGGGGTTCCACTAGCTGTTTTAAGAACAATTTTAATTCTAGCATTGTTATTTAGAAGATCATTATTCGGACAAGTTACAGCAAAGGCAAGAGCAGCTGTTCCAGTGATAGGACTTAGAGTAGTTCCGGCTTCTGGAACAAAATAGGATGTAGTTGGGCTTACAATAGCAGTTGTAGTTGGAATAATCCCAATAATTTCATTTCCTGTTTGATAAACACCTATATTAATTAATTCAGTTGTATTACCATTATTATTTAAATCACCAAAATCAGGAGCCGCTCCAATGCAAGGAGAACCGTTTTGAAGATGAAAATCTCGTGTTCCTGCATTTACAAATAATGGATCAGATACTATAGAATTTAAATCTTTATTAGAACCAGATTTCCATGTAGTAAAAGTTGAATAGGTGGTTGGACAAGAACGCCAACTTTGGAGAGAGAAAAAATCATTGTAATTAGATGTATACTCATTCTCCATATGTTCAATTCCTAAACAAAATCCACCATCATGTGTATTTAAATTAGAGATATTCATAACAATATTATTTCTTAAATCATTTCCAGGTCCAGTATATCTGTCAGGTAATCCTTCAAGATCAAAAGCTTTCCACCAACCATAAATCACGTTGTTGTAAACATCTCCATTTTTAGGAGAAGCAGGTGGACTGGATGGACTAGCGGGACAACTTCCTGCGTCAAAAGTGGTTCCGAAACAAGTCTCAGAGTAAAAAATAGCATAAGATTCACCATTTGAAAGACGACCATCTCTTATAATATTTTGATAAACTTTTGTATTAATTGCAAAATGATCATCTATTCCAAAACAACAATCATAAATTAAATTATAACGAATAATAACATGATCACAAACAATTTGGGCAGTTCCACCACCTTTAAGAGCAATTCCACAACCAGCATTATTAATTTCATTATGTTCAATTAATAAACTATCTGTATTATATGTCATAATTCCAGTATAATTTCTTACATTAAACACAGTAGCATCTGCTGAAACTCCACGTATCTTAGAATTTGAAATTTCACATCCTGTTGTCCATTCTGTACGAATACTATTGTGATTATCTGCAAAAGCAATAAAAATACTTCTTATATCACAATTTTTAATTTTACATCCTCTCAAAATTGGATTTGAAAGAGGATCGCCACCAGTCATAACAACTGGACCAGTATCCGGTTGATAATTTGCGGAAGTTTCAATTATAACAAATCCATTCCATTCTATATAATTTTTTTGATATGAACCAATAAGTGGTCCTGTTCCTGTTTCTATTGGATCATATTTAATTGCAACAGAATCTCCCGGCCAAACTCTAAATACAATTGGTTGTGTTGATGTTCCTTGATTAATAGTTGCTAAACATGGTTGAAATCTATCTGAGGAATTACTTATAGTTGAAGTAGATCGTTCGCCATAAGGAGCAGAACGTCTATTTAAATATGTAGCAAGAACACCAGGAGAATTTCCATGAACATAAGTAGAATCACCAGCTTGAACAACGTGACATGCCCATTGAATAGTGTGCCAAGCGGTTGCAAGTGAAAGTCCATCATTGAGATCATTCCCAGTGGGACTAACATGATAAACTGTTGCCTCGGCAGGGTGAGCAAGACAGAGAAGAGAAGCTAGAATTAATATAAATTTAAAGATATTTTTCATCCTTCTTGTTCTCCTGGTCTAGCTGGATTCCAATATTGAGCTTTACTTACTGGATAACGAGGATCAATGTGGTTTTGATGGACTGAGAAAGCTCGTTGAGCAAGAGCAGCGCGCGTTGCAGCGCCAGCGTCAGCTCCCTCACGAGTTGCGAATTCTCGGGCTTCTTTTACAGCTGTTGTGCAGCCGAGACAGTAATTGTCAGAATAGTTTGCGATGTCTTTGGGACCACCACAATTGCGGCATGTGCTTGACATTGGCATTAGATTAACCTTTCATTCTACATATTTACAATTTTGACATTGATATTGGCCTGAATTTATTGGCCACATAGGAGAACCACAAGATGGACAAAATTTGTCTGGAAATTCAGATTTAATTGCTTTGAGAAATTTATCTTGTTCTTTCTGAACAATTCCTTGAGGAAAGAGTCCTTCATCTAAATTACCAGGATTCAGAGGTTGTAGATCATAAGGATATTGATTATGCATGATACACTACCTTATCTAAGAGAGTTGAAATCCAATCTTGTTTGTCTTTTCGTTGTTCTAAAATAACGGAATGATGGATAGGAACATCATCTCTGTGCTCAATTACAAGAACTTCAATTCCAAAAGAATTAGTCTCCCAATGGATATCAGAAGGCTCACACCAACAATCAGTTGACATGAGATGTCCAGCAGGAAAATTAACAACATGGAGTTCATTACGCCCAGGTGGTGGGGCTGGAACTGTCATCATCTTACGAGCTTCCTGCCAATTGCTTGGCTCCAACTTTCGAGAAGGTCTTCACGAACATGAATATAGTTATAAAGATGTTGTTCCCAAGCCAAAACAAGAGATTCTTCGATTTCATATGTCATTTTGACGTTTAAGTTTATTGCGATATATACGTGAATAAGCTCATGAAGGACAAGACGAACGTATCCATCACGGCGGGGATCAAAGCGTATGACAATATTTTTGACACGAATGTCATTTTGGAGCCATGAAGAGGAACCACAACCTTTAAGTTTGCGACGGAGAACTTTCGTATCCGGCCTCGATAGGAGCTTCCGTAGTTCCGATAGGAGTTGAATCTTGCTGATTCGACGTTTGCGAGGCATTGGAATCCTTTTCAATCTGAAATGTCATTTCAAGGGCCTTGATAGCGAGTTTTGGTCCCACTGCTCTATAGATTCGAGTAAGTCTGTTAAGAACATCTTCTTCTGAAAGTGGTAATCCTGGCCCCAATTCTTTGGTTCTTGCGATATCACGAAGTTTTGTCCAGGCTTGAATAGCTGTAATTCGTGTATCGGGGTGAGTTCTTTGGTTAAAGGCGATGTTTTTGATAATTCTAAGTAGTTTTTTACGAGTTTCTTCATCATTTTCAAGGTCTTCATCGACTTCGACATCCACAATCTCTCGAAGAGTCTTACCACCGAGCATTTGTTTTTCAGATTCTTCTGTGAGAGGCTGATCTGTTGCCTCGGCAGGCTTTATTTCATCAATTTTTTGTGAAATTTCGATTTTTGTTGGTTCTGGAACTCGTCTATTTGGCTGAAGTACACCTTCTACAATAAGATCGGCTCTTGCTGAGGCTACAGTTCTTGGAGAAACCCCGGTTTTCTTAGCAATTTCATAATCTGTGGCGTCAGGAGTCTTGATAATCGCGTTTTTGGCTAATCTTCTCGGTAATCCCATTAATCTGCACTTTGTCTAAAATTGAATTCCACATTGATTTTCGCCAGTTTTTGGCATATTCACTATCATCACACCACAAACAGATGGATTTTTGGAGGTTAACTTGTTTATTTTCAATAGGTTGGGTCATATTTTTGCATTCAGTTTTTTATTTTTGTGCCATACACGTTCTGAATCTATCTCGCCCTCGCTTGGGGGGTTGGCCCGGTTCTTGCATGGTGTAAACATTACAACGCCCCTATCCTGGCACGAAACTTGCTACAACAAGAAGCGTGCCACGTGTAACATGATGGGGCACAACACGTTAGAAATGAAAGCAAGAACTATGCCTCGCGGAGGGGCCTGGACGGTACACCCCAGCATAAACCTTGCCAAACTAACCCCTTGCGAGGCAACACATTACCGACCCCACGTACACCGAATGTCCCATTTAGTACGAAATCCCCGTGGCACACTTTATGAAGCAAAGAGAGAGCGCGTAACCCATTGCGCGACAACGATTTAAATTCTTTCTCATCTGGTAGAATGTGGCACGTTAATGGCAATAGGTACATGTGTCCGCGAGAGAAAACGCGGATGCGGAGACTGTCAAAAAATTGGACAGACTAGGCGCATGGTACACTTGTAATGAAAGGATACAGGTAAATCCATGCCAAAGGTAGCATTCACAGCGGATGATGTTGCTGCGGCGAATCGTGCCGACAAGCATCAAGTCAAGGTAAACAACGCCTATGTCAAGGCGATGCGTTCACAGGCCGATGCTCTGTTGGGACAGGGAATCAAGCCGGGTTCAAAGGACTACGCCGAGAAGATCGATCCCATCCTAGCGGATATCGGCGCTACGGATTGGCTTACGACACGGATCGAGGAGCGTATCTCCCATCGTGTTCCCGGTGCGGTCAAGGTCAAGGGAAGCAATCCCTTTCGCTCGTAATCCGCCATGCGCCTAGTCAAATGATATGCCGAAATATTCCCGGTATAGGCCCGCCTAATCAGCGGGGCAATAGGATTCGGAGTGATTCTCCGACGAACCCAGTTATTTACTGGGACCGGGAATATCTACCAGCTTGACATGCTGGTACTGATGAGGCTGTCTATCGTATCGTATCATCGGAGGATCATATCATGTCTCGTCGTAATCCATTCTCTCCATCGTTCACATCAGGTTCTCTTGATGATCTAATCATCAAGAATCGTTGTGAACACGAAACCCACGGTTCTATCTTCGTAGAAGGATCGGATTGGCAACAGTGTTCTCTCTGTGGTGAGATGTATTGTCTTGATGACATCACCGAAGTCTTCAATCTCGATTACGCAGGTTAAATTAGGAACCTTGTTTTCACGTGATTATCCTGTGAGCCATAAATACCCAAAACATCGCGGGCTAGGCTCGATGGATACGTGGAAATGCAAACAAAGGGTTTCTGATTCTAAGTCTACGAAGGGAGAAACATGAGAACGCCAAAACAATCAGCTGACATGATTGGTGTCTTGTATCGAGCAATGAAAACATTTCCTGATCTTCGTCTCTGTCAAATCATTTCAAACGCAACAAGATTAGGAGATGTCTTCTACGTAACCGATGATGTTCTCATCGCTCGTCTTCATCAATATATCGAGGATTTCAAGCCACAATCCACCATCTAAATCATTCCACGGGGAATGTATTGGTGGAAGACGGAAGGGATAACTAGGTGATCTCTAACAATGCGCTGAACCGAATGCGCTAACAAATGAGATCATCAAACAGTCTCCGCTGAGACTATACCTAGCACAAGTGACAAGGCTTCTAAGCTATTGTCCGCCATCGGTATACAGATGGTCCCATCTTTCAGGAGACGACAATGAAAATAATCAAAGCCACACCACTCGACTGGATTCTTTTCATTCTCGCCATCATCGCTCTATTACTATTTGCATCTCACGATCTTCAGCTTTCATCTTCTGACTCCCATACTCAAACCGTGGAGATTGAACAGTGACAGATGTAATTCTCAAAATCTGTCCAATCTGTAAAGGATATCGACGTTTTCACCACATTTGGAATAGCACTACCAAAAAAGGTGATCTTTGTTGTGATGAATGTCTCACCCCACTCAAACCAAAGGAGAAATAATGCTCTATCTTTGGTCCCGCTGGCATTACATCAAAAGAATTCTCGAAAGGAACACATGAACGGTATTTTTCCTCATCCCTGGGCAGTAAAGCTATTCATAACCGGAATCACAGTTTTCATAGTTGGTTATCATGGAAACACAGATACTGAAAAACAACGTGAATTCGGTGGTGCCTGTTTAATCTTTGGATATCTCATGATTCTCATTGGAATTTGGGGATGGTAAAAATGAAAACACCCAAACACGTTCGTTTCACCAAATGTCGTAATCCCGGTTGTAACAAGAGGAGACCCCGGCGAGAAGTAAAAGATGATTATGTATGTCTCACTGGTGCAAAACGCCGTTGTCCCTACTCCAAATAAGGAGGATTCATGAAGAATTCGTTTCTGATTCTTCTCTGTCTCATTTCAATGGGCTGTTCACAAAGGAGCAGAGCACCGGCTAATCCATCTTTTGTTGCCTCGCAGGTGTACACAAACAGTGTGTACATACAGCGACCATATCATCATCCCCACAAAGTTCGTCCTTTGAAAACATGGACTGGAACAATGTGGCTTGACTGGCTCGCTAGAGGCCGAAGAAACTAGGCTCAAACATTCATGGTAAATTATAAATTAAATTATTGGAGTAGTTCGCTGGTTTACCCAACTAGCTAACACGGCGAAACCAGGAATAATAATCAACTGGACACTAGCTAGTGACACTAGCCGCTAGAAGATTTTATTCTTGGTCATATCCAGTTCGGTACTGGATATCTGACGATGCCAACCGCGAGGGAACAATGGTAGTTAAATGTCCAAACTGTAAAACTCCAATGACAATCGGTGCTCCACACGATGATTCTTCACGTTATCAGTATGAGTGTCATTCATGTGGTAAGATAATTCGAATCAGTAAAACCTGGGAATATTGATGCCAATTTCAACAGTGGAATTTCGAATGCCCTTTCAGATTCCTATTTTAGATGAACATACATCTATTTTAGGACACAGAAGCTCTGAAAGAATGAGTTGTATTTGTCCTGAATGTAGACGCCTTTGTCCAAATCAACATTGTCAGTGTAAACAAATTGAGGATTTCATGCCAACAACACCAGTCAATCCATTTCGTAATTTCCTTTGTCACTATTGTCAGCAAACGAAACCCCCGGAAGAACGTCATATTCCGCCGGCAAGAATTGTTCCTTATAACATGTGCAATGCATGTTTCACACGTCTGATCTTTGTTTGTCCAACTTGTCACAATGAAGTTGTTCAAGGAGACAGAACTTCTTTTTCTTACGGTGAAGAACGAATTCAAATATGTCGAGTTTGTTTCAATCGCACATATTATTGTTGTGTGAATTGTAATGCCATTAGATCACGAGAACTTCAACCAGGACATTGTGTTTCAGCTAATAGATTGGTTTGTGAAGCTTGTGTAGAACACTATACAGAATGTGAAAATTGTGGCCGTCTAACTTATCATGACGAAGTGTGTTATGATGATGAAGATGAAGATCACAATCATCCTCTTTGTGGCAATTGTATGGAGAGACCAAGGCTTCTTATGAGTGACACATTTAATCTCAATCCGTTCCGAAGAAAAGTTGGATTTGAAATCGAATTCTGTTCTCGTGATGAACCCAATATCAGAAGCTTTGGTCAAATAAAAGGTGATGGTAGTATCATGCCATCTTCAGGTGATTATGGTTATGAATTTGCCAGCCATATCACTCAAGGTGACAAACTTTTCGAAATCATTGGAAAGGTTTGTAACCGAATTCGTGCGACAGGCGGTTATGTAAATTCAAGCTGTGGTGTTCATGTTCACCTTGACATGAATGGTTCAACTGTAACTCAGAGAAATAACATTACAAGTTGGTGGGGAATCTTTGAAAGAATTTTCTTTGGTATGGTCGCCCCCTCTCGAAGAAACAATCAATACACTCGCTCTGTGGGAGACCGATATTCTTCACCAAATGACCGCTACAGAACTCTCAACACTTCAGCATTTTCCAAATTTGGAACATATGAAATTCGTGTACATCAAGGAAGTCTTTCCTCAGCTAAACTCAAAGATTGGACATTAACTCTTCTGTCCTTCTTCGAAACATTCCAAGATATTCGTCCAACTGAAGCACGTTTTACTCAAATTCGATCAATGAATGATCGAGAACTCTTGATCTTTTTCTTCCAACAAATCAAGATTCCTCGTCACCTTCAGAAAAACATTCTGAAGAGAATCCGTACTTACAACGGAAAACCTGAACATCAGTTTCTTAATCTCGCAAAGAAAGGAAAAATTTAAATAATGTGCAGCATTAGTGGTTTCATTAGCTCTCAACCAATCGCAAAAAAGACAGCAAGTCGTCTTTGTTCAGCACTTCTGTTTTATGGCTCTGTTCGTGGTTCTCAAAGTTCTGGTATTTGGATCAACAATCATCTGCTCAAGAAGGCTGAATCACCAGATGATTTCATCTATTCACCAGAATTCTCAAATGTATTTGATCGTGGTCCAACAATCGCCCTAATGCACACAAGACAACCAACTTCTGGTGGTCTTGGTGATGCTCAAGCTCAGCCTTTTAAGGTAGGAAATACGGTCACAGTTCACAACGGGTATTTCCACAACATCACCGAACTAAAGAATAAATGGTCTATTCAGAAAAAGTCGGGAGTTGATTCCGAACTCGTAACTCAGTTTATTGAATCATATGGAATCAATATGCTTCCGAAATTTCTTGCTTCCTCTGAAGGACCAAGCGCATTTGCAATTCATCACAATGGTGAATTGTATTTAATGCGAGATACCAATCCAATTCATGTTGCAAATCTTGACATGAAAAATGGAACCAAACTCACCATTTTCGCTTCCACAGCAGACATCATTCATGATGCTCTTAAATATTGCTGGCTCATTGAATCGAATGTCAGAGCCAACATGATCAAAGAAGGAATTCTATTTCATCTCAACCGGGAAGGCGTTCTTGAAAAACTCTCAGAGAAAACCTCTTCAAAATTCTATAGTCGAGTATGTCGAGGCCATTCATCTTATTCCTCATGTGGTGATAACTACCCACATTGGTGGAAAGAGAAAAATCATGGAGTTAAAGACATTGAATCCACCTACGAAAAACATCGCAAAAATCAACTCTCTATTGAAAAATGCTATCGGAGCGAATCGGATTAAACTTCTTAATGAACGTTGTGATCTCATTCTCCAATATATAAGGAGGCTCAGAAACTATCTTTTTAGTTTCCTGTAAAATTATGCCGCGAATGCCAAAACCTGTAATTTCAACATCAAAAGACTCTAAAATAACATTTGAACAAATTCCTGGTGATCGAGATATTTTAATCACAGTTGAATCTCGAAATCCAGGCGTCATTCAAGGTTTTAGAGCACGCTTTAATCATCTTGATATTACCCGACTTGAACAATTTTTCGATTTATCAGAAGCCTACACTGACGAATTGGATGGTGGATAAATGAGTTCCAAAATCTTTAATAATGCAATGTTACAAGATTCTCTTTTTTCTGCTAACGAAGAACTTCTAATTGCCTCGCGGCATGTAGACGATCCTGAGATAAGCTTAGAATTAAAAACAATGGCTGATAAGGTGGAGCAATATTTAAAATTAGCAGAATCAGAGGGGAGACTTACAACATATAGACACCCCGAATAATTGAATCATATCATGTTAGAGTTTATTTGTCAAGTATTATTTTCATCAAAAGGAAAATAATTGAAAGCCTATATTATCACCAAAAACTCAAAAAGACACTCAATTGATCTCTTAAAGAAAGCTAAATTGTCACGAATCAAACATCTTGTAACTCTTCGTGATGAAGAAAGCCTATTTTATGATCAAATTCAGGTCTTTCAAGTTTTTGGGACCAAGAAACGCATCACAAATCTATTTTGTGAAGATGAAGATGTTCTCCAAGTCACGGAGATAACATGAAACATGAAGATGAAGATTTTTTAGAATCAGACTACATCATCAAACCAAATTATTATGAAGAAGAATTTGGAGATTTTCTCGATCTAAGGATTCCTAATCCAGATCGAGGTTTCGATACTGAATATACTCTAAATAGCCTCCGAAGCAGTTATGGTTTATCCCAAGCTCGCGCCAGAAACGTCCTTAATTATTGGCTTTGGGAAAGGACACAGTGTCAATAGAAAGTCTTGATTTGGTAAACAAAGGTGATTGGTTAATTTGTAATCGCGGACCTAAAATTCTAAGCACTTCCCCATTCAATGAAACCATCACTAGCGTTGTAGATCATACATTGGAAGGTTGTCTCGCGAAAGTATTGGCGATCAATCCTCCAATTATGTTATTGAAAATCTATACTAAACCAGGAGACTCAGGACGACTTCGAATCTCTCTCAAATGGGGTGTCGCTGAATGGGGAAAAGCTAATCGTTCATATGTTCGAGCTTACCTTAAAAAGAATCCTAAAAAGATTAAACAACCAGAACCTGAATCAGAACCATTCAGAATTCCCGTTATTAAAATCAAAGAAGGCCCCAAATGAATCAATTTTGGCCAATAACAACTGAACCGCTTCCAAAAGCAAATGCTCCTCCTGATTCTGAAAGTTCAGATTATCGAGTTATTTTTCACCTAGTTTCTTTTGGAAGAGTTCAAGCACACATCAAACAAGGAAGTTTTATCATCGACATTCTCTCAGGTCACAATTTTGAGGAAGTTTACAATCTAGTTTCCCAAGAGTATCCTCAAGCCTCTTGGAACCCTCTAGAAAATAGGTAAATCAAATGCCAAATGAAAATAGAACAGAGGTTTTAAGAAGACTTCGTGAAGAATATCCAGAATATTGGACCCTCACAAATGAAGGAGATGATCTTTGTATTTCCGTAGAATCAGAAACCGCAGTTAGGATTCAAATAAGAGGAATAACATTCACTCTTACAGGACAAAATGTTTTTAATTTTTCTCAGCAACTCTTTAACATGTATAATGGCTTTCTAAGACTACCTCCTACAATAAGAACACCTAGAACAACAACAACACGAACAACTGGATCAGGATCAACTAGACTAGAACGACGAAATCTTTCAACTTTTGATATGCCAATTTGGGATACTTTAACTCAACCAGTTATTGAAATGCCAAATTGGGAACAAATTCCTGTTGAAGAACAAGCTCCAAGAGCAGGAAGATTCGAAGTTCCTGGTCCATCAAGACCAACAGAAGCATCACTTTCATCACCAGTTGAAACTGTATGTGGTGATGGGAGTTGTAGTGTCTGTTATCCAGAAGCACATGGTTATTCTATGGATCATGATCCTATGGATATTGATGGTAATTCTCTATGAACAAATATAAAAGTACAATCTATTTATATTGCAATGATCTAAAAAGCCGAGAAACAATGAATCTCGGTTGTTGTGAAAAATGTCATTCTGTTCCAATTGATTTATTTCGACGAACAATTACTACCAATACCTTTTCAATTCAAGGTTATTTTTGTTGCTTTAGAGTCTGGCCAACATCCCTTACAGAACTAAAAGAAATCGCCCGGAGAAATACATGAGAAAAATAATCTACATAAACTGTGAGGACCTCCCATTTCGAAGAGATGCCACGGAATGTTGTGATGAATGTCACTACGGGTCCACAGAAGCATTTGGAGCCTGGGACGATCTTTTTGAAGAAACCTGGGAATTTGAAGATGATAATGAAGAATTTGAAATCCTCACAAAGCATTGCTGTGCAAAGCGTTCCCCCCAAACAGATGTGGGTTGGATGTGGCTTCTAGAAGACTTTCTAAAGAAAGAGAAAGAAAGTGAAGCTGCTCTCTCTGTAGTGGATCGGTAAGAAAATCGTTCCTAGAGCCTGTTAGGGGCCTTTAAAGGCATTCTGGAAGCCTAGATTGGATAGTTTACATGCCTCAAAATCCAGATTTCGACACTTTCTGGTTTAAATTCTTCTGTTTCCTCGGAGTAGCTCTTTTTATCTTCACATTGTTGGTGTATGGAGGGATCAAATGGATAGAATCGCAATAACACCGGAATCTGTTATCCTAAAAGAGTTTAAGGCAAAAGAACGAATGACTATTCGTTCAAATCTTGTAAGAGAAATGCTAAAACACCTCAAAAATCATGAGTGTAATCGTTGCACCGAACTCTTCAATAGACTTTATCTTGTCGCTATAGGACAGGGAATTGAACCATTCGAGAATCGACACTAGATAGATATGATTAAGGATGAGCGAGCGATGAGCGAGATACTACGCTCACTCCTTATTTATCTATCTCTTTTATATTATAATTTATAACGCGGAGAAGAAAAGGAATACTTTATGGACGGAAAACACCTATCTCTTTATACAATTCCAGGTTACGAGGGATATTTCCTAGATTCTGAAGAATTCATCTGGTCAGCTAAAGGGCTTCCTGGTTCATTGAAAAGATTAACTTGGGGTAAACTCAAAGGGAGAGCAGTAGTTAGACTCTTCAAAGCACCAGGAAAATACAATGTTTTGTCAAAATTACAAATTATTTCTCTAGCCCACTCGCGAGGCATCAAAGGAACCTGGATCAATCACAAGTTTACACCGGAGGTTTCTAATGGTAACTAAGCCAACCAAAGAAATCTACAATGCTTTGGAAACTCTTAAATCTTATCTTAATTTAATTCCACCTTATCCTATTGATGATGATGGTTTTTACCTTCCCAGTAATAGTTTATATTCTAGTGATCCCTCACGAGCAGCGGAGATTGCAAGAGAATGGTGTAGAGAGCTTCTAGCTACCTCGCGAGCGAATGGAATGGGAGGATGTAGGTTATGTCGCTCATAATGGTTGACATTGAGTCTGGTGGTCCATGTCCCGGTCTTTATCCAATGATAGAAATTGGAGCGTGGCATGTAACTCCAAATATCACAAATGGTTTCAGTGTTGAAATAATTCCCGATCCCGATAATTTTCATCCTGATACCATGAAAGCTATGAATTGGACTCAAGAAATTCTCTACAATCGACCATATTCAGTTTCACCAATTGAGGCTATGAAGAGATTTGAGAATTTCATTCTTCAAGCTCAAGGACAACCTATTTTCATCTCCGATAACAATGGATTTGATTGGCAATTTGTGAACTACTATTTTTGGAGATATATTGGTCGAAATCCTTTTGGATTCAGTTCAATGAATCTTGGACAATTATATAAAGGTCTTCGACAAGACATTCGTCAAAGCTTCCGACATCTTCGAAAAACAAAACATACTCACAAAGCAATTGATGATGCTCTTGGAAACACAGAGGCTCTTCTTCAAATTCACAAGGACTTTCCTTGCCTCTTTAAAAATCAAATCCGAGATTTTTGAATGCGTTGTCAATGCACAATGAATGATGAAGAATTTCCTTGGGTCCACACATTAACTTTGCGATGCTCAAATACAGGAAAATACAGAGTAGTTCGACATCGCCGAGGTAACCAAGAGTGGATCACCGTTTGTAAACTCTGTATGAAATTCCATAGGAGACGCCGATGGAGAATCTAAAACCCGCATATTGGTCTTCATATCCAAGTAGCTGTGGTCTCTCAGCCCTTGCAGCTGTTACAGGATTAGATACTAATAAGATTCTCAAGGATGTTCGAAAATTTGATAAATATGTATGTACCGAAGGATATGGAATGTTCATGGAAGATGCCGCTCGATTCCTTTATAAAAAAGGATACAAAATCTCGGTCCTTCATGAAGGCAAAGTCAGTACAATTGCAGAAAGAATCAAAGAAAAGAAAGCAGTTCTTGCTATTCGAGTCGATCCAAACCTTAAACTTCCACCAGGGCAAACCGTTCACGCTATTGCAGTTGGAAACAATCAGATTTGTGAAAACAATTGGGTATTTCCAACTCCAATTGAACCTTGGCTTAAATACAATCCTTGGAAATCTGAAAAAGTGATAGCTGGTATCATTATTGAAGATGAACCAAATCCAATCAGACGAATTCTCAACAACATCTTCGGTATCGGACGATAGCTCAATGGTTTAGAGCACGTGTCTTATAAACACGCGATCCAGGTTCAATTCCTGGTCGTCCTATTTCTCACTTGACACCCCGCGAGGTAACTATGTTACAATTCTCTTTCCTCAGGAGCCACCATGTATCAAATGAACGAAGCTGAAAAAGAGCTTGTAGTTGCTTTGAGATCAGGGAAATATCAGCAAGGCATAAATTGTTTAAGACCAACTGAAAATAGTTTTTGTTGTCTTGGTGTTGCTTGTGATATTTTCCTTCCAGGTTATTGGTCTGTTGAAAATCATAATGGTCACATGGCATGGTATTCAAAAAATACACAAGGCTCAGTTTTACCATATGATGTTGTAGTAAAATTAAAATGGTACGATGAACAAGGAACTACAACTATTCCAGTAAATAGAGATGATCTAGATTCTATGGGAAGTGATTTTTATGATTTAGCTACATTAAATGATTCAGGTTTTACATTTAATCAAATTGCTGATATCATTGAAGCAGGGCTTGTTTGTCATGACGATGAAGAATACGCTTTATTGGAGGAAAAAGATGTCTAAAATCCGCTGGTTTTGTGAACAACCAGAAAAAGACGCTATTCTCCAAGTTTACGATACTGCATCCATGCCTTTCGTTCACGGTGTTGCTGTTATGCCTGACTGTCACTATGGTCGAGGTTCTACCGTGGGAACCGTAGTAGCTACAAAAGGGGCTATCATGCCCGCCTGTGTGGGGGTTGATATTGGATGTGGGATGATTGCCCTTGAAACAAATCTCACTCTTAAAGATATTAAGCCTTTTCTTTCAGATATTCGAAAAGGAATTGAAAGACGAATTCCAACAGGGATTGGGAATTATGGAATGAATTCCAACCTTTCTGAAAGTGCAAGACCACGAATTGAAAAACTTGAAGACTTAAATGAAAAAGACGGTAAAAATAGAGGAGATTTTGATAAAAACTGGAGAAATGCTCTCGGAAGTCTCGGAGGGGGAAATCATTTTATTGAGATTTGTTTAAATCAATATGAAGCAAATCTTGACGAAACTCCAGTTTGGGTAATTCTCCACTCTGGCTCTCGTGGTGTTGGAAATAGAATTGGAACTTTTTGGACACGATTTGCTCAAAATCTAGCTAAGAAATATTATTATAACTCATTTCTTCCAAATCCCGATCTCGCATATCTCGTGGAAAAGAGCGAGGAATTCTGGTTCTACATGAAAGACCTATTTTGGGCACAAGAATTCGCTCGTCTCAATCGCGAGGAAATGATGGACAGGGTAATCCAAGAACTGACTCACACTGTCTGTAAGACTACTACATCAGAGTACAACATTCAAGTTCAAAGAATCAATTGTCATCACAATTTTGTTCAGAAGGAAAATTACAGTGGACAAAATTATTGGATCACAAGAAAAGGAGCCATTGAAGCAAAAGAAGGGATGTTGGCTCTCATCCCCGGTTCAATGGGAACCCCTTCATACGTTGTTAAAGGACTTGGAAACGAAGGAGCCTTCAATAGTGCCCCTCACGGTGCGGGAAGGAAAATGAGTCGTGGTAAAGCAAGAAAGATGTTTACTCTCGCCAATCTACAAGACAAGATGCAAGGAATTGAATCAAGGCTCAGAACTGAGATTCTTGATGAACACCCTGAGGCATACAAAGATATTAACCAAGTTATGGAAGAAGCAAAAACACTTGTCGAACCAGTTCACAAATTAGTGCAAGTGATTAATGTGAAGGGAGATTAAATGAAGGAAAAATGGGAATTAATTGGTGAAGTTGGTGTTGATTCAGGGACTATTATGATTTGTGATCCTTGTTACTGGATAGATAGTCAAGAAAAGAAATTTACATGGAAAGAATGGTGTAAACTTACAGAAAAATTAGGATTATTTAAAGATGGTTTTTCATCAATTCCCTATGATTTAGGTCATGAAGGAAGAGGAGTTGTTATTGGTTCATTTGGTGGAGATGGAACTTATGGCGTTTATGTAAAAAGAAAAGGATTAGCAATTCAAGAAATGAAGATTGTTTTTAATAATTATTAGAAAGGAATTTTAATGTCTGACTTAAAGAGATTAAAATGAATTATGACCCATCAAGACTACATCCAAATCTTTGGACACTAGCTGATGTTCAAGCTGCCCTTGATGAAATAAATTATCAGGATAATCATGGAACTCCATTTGGTTTTAATGAATTTCGTAAAGCTTTAGAAAATAGGAAAAAAGAAATACTTCGTAATGGAATTCTTTTATCTGAAAAAATATAAGGAGGATTAAAATTGGAACAGATGTTTTCTAAACTTAGACAATTATCTCAAAATTTAGATGATATTTGTGATTGTGAAGAATCAAAATGTATCACATGTGAAGGATCATATCTTATAGATGATGTAATCGAAAAATTAGAAGGTTTGGAAACTGCAATTAATGATTTAAATTCTACTTGGGACGGAGAGAATTAAAATGAGAAAATGTCGAAAGTGTAATAAGAAAACCTATCTGTATTATTGCCCTGATTGCCAAAACACAAGAACTGATGATGATGATGATTTTGATTCTTTAAATCCTCTTAATCCTCTCAGTCCAATAAGTCCCTTTAATCCATTATTGGATTTCACTCCAACCCCCGATCCAATTGATTCTGGATCATCTGGATTTGATGGATTTGGTGGAGGAGAATCAGGTGGTGGTGGAGCGAGTGGAGGATTTTAATGTCTGAAACTCAAAATGAAGTTCTTTATCAAGAACTCCTCAAAGCCAAAGACGAACTAATCTCAGCCATGCGAGAATTCATGGGTCCCGCAAATCAAATCGCGGCTGCTCTTCTTCTCCGTGCTGAACAGATTAAACCTGAACTTGGTGAGGGGTTTCAGAGACGAGTTAAACGAATTATGTATAAGGAAACTCCTGCCTCGGGGGAGGGCATCAACAAGAATGAAGAATCAGAGATTAAACAAGAATTAGCTGAAAAAGAAGCTTCTATCCCTGTTGGAAAGAGAGCTTGTTCAATTTGTAGAAAGCCGGGGCATCGTAGAACAAATTGTCCTGAAATTAAGGTGGTTTTATAATGTTATGGTGGTTTGTAGCGACAGGGGGTCCTTGGAGTTTTAATTATCTCCCTTGGAATTGGAAAATTTTCCCTGATGTCAAATAATGATCTTCGTCTCATAGGTCTCGAAAAGGTCAAACCCTATGCACTCATTGAATCTACGCAACTATATCATATCGAGTCGCCGCCGATGCTGGTGGATGGCATTCTGCCAAAACAGACGATTACTGGTCTGACCTCGTATCCTGGCGTGGGGAAAACGTGGCTAGCCTTCGAACTCATGCGAGCTATTGCGACAGGCACCAAATTCCTAAACTATTTCCAAGCGGAACAAGGCTCTGTACTCTTTGTGGGAAGCGATGCCTCCATCTTCGATTACGCTCGTCAATGGCGACGCCTAACGGTCCAAGAATGGTCCAAGCTCGCCCCCGAGGAAACTAATTGGCAACACTTCGAGAATCCTCTTGACGACCATGTACGTTTTCTGATACAATCTGACTTCATGTTCGAAAACTTGGACTCCGTTCGACAACTTATCCAGACTTCGAGGCAATTCCAATGGGGTTTGCCAACGCAAACAGAACAAGGGATTTACCGTAATAGTGGTTTTTCCCTTATTATCTTTGATACACTTTCAGCTTTAACTCATTGCAATCAAAACGATAACACCCAAATGCAGGAAGTCTTTCGTAATCTTAGACTTATCTCTGAACAATCTAGGGCGGGCGTTATGATTCTCCACCATAACTCATATGCCAATGAATTCAATGATGGAGAACGATGGAGAGGAGCGGGAGCACAAATTGGTGCTCTTGATAACTGGTTTCACTTAACTCCTAGTCAGACTGATACCTCGTTGGTGGGGGTTAAAGTAAAGAGATTCAGGGGAATAACCCCTGCTCCATTCTCATATGAGATGAACGTTAATGATGAAGAAACAGCTTCATTAGTCTTTAGTAAGGAAGACGTTAACAACAATGCAAAAATAGATGACGGTATGTCTGAATCTGTTATTAATTTTTTACATTCTCCCGTCGCTGTAGGTAAATGGTTCACGCTCAAACAAGTATCTGAGGCTATTTGGCCTGAATATAAGGAGCTTTATGGTAACAATTTAAAGAGATTCACTAACACTGTCCGTGATCATCTTAATCATGAGTGTAGGAAATCAACTCCTAGTGTTGTGAAGTCTGGTGGAGGCCAACGAGGTATCAGAGCGGAATTTACCGCAAAGCGAAAGGAAAATGATGCATCATCTAACTAGTTTTGTTGGTGGGTTAATTCTTGGGGTAGCTACTCTATTTGCAACCACTTATTTACGTGATGAACGTTACGCAAGTTTCAAAACTTTTTGTCTGAGTTCAATGTGGGCAGTTTTGATTGTTCTTCTATTTGCTTATGGTTTTCATGGGTGAAAAATGATAAACCAAAAGATCGCTGAAGATAATTGCATTCTTCGTGCTCAAGTTGGTTCTAAAGCTCACGGTCTTAACATTGAGGGAACAGATGATACAGACGAGATGGGAATTTGTATTCCTCCTCCTGAATATGTGATTGGTCTTAAACCTTTTGAGCAGTGGGTTTACAGAACCCAACCCGAGGGAGTTAGAAGTGGTCCCGGTGATCTTGATCTTACGATCTATTCTCTTAAGAAGTATGTAAAGCTTGCAGCAGGAGGAAATCCATCCATCTTGATGTTGTTGTTTCTTCCATCATATCAATTTAAACATTATCTTGCTGAAGATTTGATTAAACACCGAGAATGGTTCATTTCTAAAAGGGCGCTTAAAGCATATCTTAATTATATGATCGCTCAAAAAGAAAGACTTTTTGGGGAAAGAGGTCAAAAACGAGTTAATCGGCCTGAATTAGTTGAAGAGTTCGGTTTCGATGTAAAGTACGCTATGCATGTTATTCGTCTTGGACTTCAAGGGCAAGAACTAGCAAAAACTCATAATATTTCATTACCAATGAATGAAGTGGATAAGGGTTGTTGTTTAGCAATTCGAAAAGGACGATGGTCTCTTATAGAAATTCGTCAATATTATGAATCTTTAAGAACTAAATTAGAATATGAAATTGATGAAGGAGACCTTCCCGATGAACCAAATCACAATCGAATTGATAATTGGTTAGTTGATGTTCACCAAGAGTATTGGAGACTTTAAAAGAAAGGGTTTAAGTGAAACAGGAAATTGCTGTTGGTCTAAATAAAGAAACTGCTGATCTTCTCCGTGATTTAGCTTCAAAGATTGGTGTGACAGTAGATCATCTTTGGGGTGTACTTGTGAAGCAAGCCCCAATTTATGGGTGGACTATTCTTTCCCTTGGAATTCCTCTTTTGTTCGGATGGATTTTTTGGTTTAGATGGTTGGGCTGGCTTGAGAGGACAATAAATAGTAAAAAAGAAAAACATCAATATTATGAAAGTGATCCTCACTATGTTGGAGCAGTAGTAAGTGCAATTTTATTAGTAACTGGAACTTTGATATGGGTTTTTAATCTTCCTACAGTTTTTGGTTGTTTATTCAATCCTGAATATTGGGCACTTAAACAAATTTGGAAGTAAAGATGATTAAAAATGATAAATGGATTCTGAATCATTGTAACTCAACCGATCGTCTCATTGAACCCTTTGAAGTTCAAAAAGAAAAAGGGATTTCGTGGGGTGTTTCCTCGTTTGGGTATGATCTTCGACTTGCAGATGAATTCAAGATATGTAATGGTGGAGAATATTTTCAACCAGGATCAGCACGGATAATTGATCCAAAAAACTTTGATCCTAAACTTTTTGAGGATTATAAAGATGATTTTTGTATTATCCCTCCTCATGGTTTCGTTTTAGGTAGGAGTGTTGAGTATCTTCGAATTCCACGAAATATTATGACAGTTTGTGTGGGTAAATCTACTTATGCTAGATGTGGGATTATTCTCAATGTGACTCCTCTTGAACCGGAGTGGGAGGGTTACGTTACCTTGGAGATTTCTAATACGACTCCACTTCCCGCTAAGATATATGCCAACGAGGGAATAGCCCAAATTCTCTTCTTTGAAGGTGAAGAACCTTGGACATCATATGCTGATAAAAAAGGAAAGTATCAAGGACAGAAAGGGATAACACTTCCACGTTTGTGATTATCCACAAATACCGTTGGTCTAATAAAAATAAATTACTTTGTGGTTTAAATATTTGGAAAACTACCCATAATCAATGGAAATATGTAACATGCAAAAAATGTTTAAAATTCAGGAAAGGAAATGAAAAAACCAAACATCCGAAAGCTTCTTAATGAACACGAACCAGATGAAGTGGATGAAATTTTAATTGAGAAAGGACTAAAGAGTGGAATTAACAGAATTTATAGAAAAACAAAAAGAAAATTTGAGGAGGGGGATAGCAGAACTTCAAAACCCTCTAGCCGAAGAAAAGAAAATTGAGTTTACTCCTTGGCCAAAGATAAGTCGTTTTAATCGTGAAATATGTATCACGGAGAAAATTGATGGCACAAATTCAGCTATTGGAATCACCGATAACGGGGAAGTTTATGCTCAATCTCGCAACCGCATTCTTGAGCCGGGAAAATCTGACAATTACGGTTTTGCTGGATGGGTCCAAAAACATAAAGAAAGCCTTAAATTACTTGGGCCTGGAGTCCACTTCGGGGAATGGTATGGGGTTGGAATTGGTCGTGGATATGGACTTTCAAAAAGAGTATTTGCCCTCTTTAATGTTAAAAGGTGGAGAGAAGAGAAAGAGAATTTAATTTTTCAATCTTTGTGGGGACAAAATATAGATATTCGAACTGTTCCAGTCCTTTATGAAGGACCTTGGTGTGATCCTAAATTTGGGGATTTCATGCCTCCCAAGATTCTTTATCAACTCGGAGCACACGGTTCAAAAGCTGAACCGGGATATGATCGCCCTGAGGGAATTGTAATTTTTCATAAAGCCAGCCAAGCGATGTTCAAAATCACCTTAGAAAAGGATTCTGAATGGAAGGAACAAAGCAAAACTTAGAGGAACTTTTAGCCTACCCAAGTATCAGTCATCCTTGGTTCTTGGTGCAGAAGAAACAAGATCGTCGAATGCTCTATTACACCTTTCAACTCGAAGGTAATCACGAATTTACAGATAAGAAATCTCAAGCTATGATCTTCACAAATCTTGTTTATGCCTCGCGAGTGGCTCTTGTGGAGAATTCAGAGATTCGTGTTCTCGTGACGAAAGAGGATGCCATTGAGTTTGGACGCGAAATTATGTAGAAATTGTGGAGATTTTCTAGATCGAGATTCTCTTTTGGGTCGTTGTTCTAATTGTATTCGTAAACGTGAGGAACATACTTTGTGGATGAATGATCGTGAGTTGATGGAAAAGATTATAAACGAGATGTCAAAAGTTCTTGACATGAGAATTACTGAGGGTTGTTATGAGTATGAGTGCATTAAACGTTGGAAAGATATGCTTGGACATAAAACTGTAGGAGCATTTGAACCACCAGATGAAATTATCTAGTCTTGAAATGTTGGAAGTCGAAATAAGAGCACTTGAGCCTTGGCCTTTACCATCTGATTTTTCTAATTTTAAAGAATATAAAGATTATTTAGATGGAATGGGACCACGATATCGTCAGATGAAAGCTGATCTAATTAGATTAAAAAGATCATTAAAGAGATTAAGATGAGAAAACCTATTCCACTTCGATGTGTTCAATGTGATGAAATAATTTATGATGATCAACCTTATGATGAATATGGTTGGGATTGGGATTCTAGTCCAATGCCCTGTCATACCTCATGTTGGAAAGAATCAGAACTTAAAAAGAGAGAAGAACAAATAAAATATCTTGAAAAAATAAAAGAACTTAGTAAAATGCCACGAGATTCATTAAGTTACAATGACCTTCTTGCTTTACATTCATATGAAATGCATCAAAGTTTTGTCGATTTTATAACCCAACCAACCGAGGGGTTTAATGAAAGTTCTTGGAAATCGAATTCTAGTAAAGAAGATTGATCCACCCAAACCAGAATCTTCACTCATTGAAGTTATTCAATTCGAACAAGAAGAATCTCAATTCGCTCTTGTTCTTGGTGTTGGTAATGGGCCTCAAGTAGACCCCGAGGTGACAAAGGGAGATACTGTTGTAATCAAGCCCTATTCAGGTGCTCCTTTAAAAGTGAACATCAAAGGAAAGGATGTTGAAGCTCATATGTTAGCAGCTGAAGATGTTTTGGCGGTAGTTTTAGTATGAGTTGGTCTTTTACACCAAGATTTAATATCCAAAAATGGTTGTGTAAACATCGTTTCCATTGGTGGATAAATATGGTTTCTCAGAAAGGTAATGAATATCGTATATGTTTATGGGATAGTTGTACATCATATCAACGACCTATTAAAAAAGGAAGACTCTTCACAAAATGGGAATATTGCTCTTCTTTCCAAGCATGGGGGTTAAGAGATTAAAATGACTTCTTGTCGTCACGATCCTAAACTTTTAACTGGTCTCCCAATTGGAATGTATCACTGTCCTGATTGTGGGATTATGGTTGTGGCTGGACTTCCCCACCTTACTGATAAAGATTGTAAAGATTTAGACCCATATTGGGAAAAACCAATTTATGATAATCGAACCAATCCATAATTCCACCCAAGTCGAACTTATGCGTCAGATTTACAATGAGAACCGACAATACATGGAAACAAAAGGACCATTACCAGAACGCACCCGTGAGGCTCAACTTGAATGGTGGGATTCATTAGATCATGATAAGGTAAAGGCATGGTTACATTATGATTTATTTGAAAGACTCTTTTTATCAGATCATAATGATGAACGAAAACTAATTGGTTTTTCAATGCTTCAAAACCGTGGATCATTTTCAACTCCCATGTTTGCAATTAAAAAAGAATACCATGGCAAGGGGTATGGTCGAGAATTCATAAAGTGGTATCTCGACCGAGCATCGCGACCCCTTGCCGGTTCTCAACTTCAATCTAATAAGGCGATTTGTCATTTGAATAAGGAGTTTGGGTGGAAAATTCTTTGTTCCCATAGTGGTGTAGATCATTTATATCATCCCGGTCCTAACTATTGGATAACTTTACATTTTTTAGATGTTGTAAAATTTCATCATCCAGAGGAGAATAACAATTAATTTCAATCTCGATCTTTGTGAATCATATTCCGAAGAAATTGAACAGGCAATCATAAGAGCCGTTCGTAATCATGCCTATATTCTAGGTCCTGAAACCCAAGCCTTCGAAGAGGAATTCGCTTCATATTGTGGGCAGCGATACGCTGTCACTGTGAACAGCGGAACGGATGCAATTCTAATTGCCCTCCAAGCCCTCGGGATAGGTCCAGGCGACGAGGTTATATCCCCTGCCCACAATGTCGCTTATACCGCCCTTGCCGTTAATCGTCTTGGGGCAAAAAATGTCTTCGTTGACATTGACCCCTTGACAATGCTCATGGATTGTGATAGAATCCAAGATGTCATTACAGGATCGACGAGGGCGATTGTTCCGGTTCACTTGTATGGGCAAATGGTTAATATGAAACGAGTTAGGGACATCGCCCGCGCCAATAACCTAATGGTGGTCGAAGATGCTGCTCAAGCTCATGGTGCTCTTTATGATGGACACCCACCTGGATATTTTAGTCATGCTGTTGCTTATTCTTTTTACCCTACGAAAAATCTCGGATCGTTAGGTGAGGCTGGTGGGATTACGACTAATATTCCCTCTGTAGCGAAGGCCGCGAGGCAACTACGGGATGGTGGGCGTTCTGATCGGTACATCCATAGTTTACCGGGTGTGAATTCGGTGATGGATGAAATCCAGGCAGCTGTTCTTAGGGTAAAACTTAAACATCTTGATCTTTCAAATAGGAAAAGATGTAAGTTAGCATTTGAATATATTAAAGAATTAAGTCGAATTGAAGATATTAGACTTCAAGTTTGGCCACAAAAAGTTTCTCCAGTCTATCATTTATTTGTAATTCGTATTAAAAGACGAACAGCACTTATGCAATGGTTAAAAGAAAATGAGGTTCCTACACTAATTCACTACCCTTTGACCGTTCCTGAACAACCAGTTTTTGTCTCAGAGTGTTATGAACAGGGACCATTTCCACACGCTCAAGAAGCCTCACGAACTGTATTAAGTCTACCCATGTTTCCAGATATGTCTAAAAAACAACAGGATTGGATAATTGGAAAAATTAAAGCTTTCTTTGATCTGCCCAACAATCGGAAGAAGCTCACTTGCTCAACTTCTTGAACAAGTCTATCCTCAACTTGAAGAAGGAGACGAATTCATTGTTGTCGGAGATGGACCCCAACCTACCGCTATGGAAATGTGTCTCCCGTACGATCCAGAAAAAGTTGTTTATCGAGAATTGCCTGAACATGTTGGAAACTACGGCTGTGATCCTTGTGATCTCGGCATTAGCATTGCTCGCGGTGATTTTGTTTGGTTTATTGGCGATGATGATGTTTGTCCTGACAATGTGTTTAGTCTCATACGGTCTCGCGTAGTTGAGGCTCCTGATGTTCCACATCTATTTGCTATGTGGCATACTGGGAGTTTTTTCCCAGGTGACAGATTTATCTGTTGTCAAACATCTGGTCAACAACTTGTAGTTCCAAGAGATATGGACCGAATGCCAAGAATGGGAGATGTGGCACAAGAACAATGGCCTGTATCAGATTGGGTATTTATGGATAAGGTTGCCTCGGCATGGAATAGAGAAATAAAGTTTCATCGTGATGATGTGATTTGTATATTGCCTGTGATGAATCAAGGGAGGATGGTTTGAATTGAATAATATTGATTCCGTTGTAGAACAAATGACAAATTGGATTATCAAAGATAAAGACAAAGATGATCCCTGGCAAACGATTAGTGATGCTGAGTCATTAATGGAGATTTGTATCAGAAAACTCCTTCAAATTGAAAATTGGAAAGAGGATTTTGATCCTCTAAGAAAGGATTAAATCTTGAATCAAGAAGATGTTTATGGTGATGAAGAAAGACCAGAAAGAACAATAATTTTTCCTGGTGAAGAACCCAAACAAGAAGTTTACGATTTTTCTAAAGGTAAACTCGCGGAACAAATCAAAGAACTAAAAGAAAAAATTGGGATGGATAAAGCCGAACTTACGCCCGAAGCTGAGCAAGCCCGAGCAGAAGCCCCCGAGGAATCCGGCATTCCTGGGAAAGAAATTAATTGGGAAGATTATGATCTTGATCCCAAATATGCTCATTTTTATCCCAAATCTACGTTCATGGAAACCGGGGCAGGTCCTAAATTCGTTGTTGAAATTACAGAATTTCACTCAGAGAACAAAAATCCCACAGGATCAATTGGAACTTTAAATCAAAAAGGTCAACCTGTTAATCTTGGTGAGTACATGACGTATCTTGTGAATGGTCAAGAACAATGGCATCCATTTGCATTCATCCCAGGTGGAACAGGAAGTGTTTATGCTATTTTCCAGCGTCGTGTAAAGGTTGCCCTACCTGATCCAGTTTTAATTGAAAAGGAAACTAAGGTTGAAAAACCAACAGATGAAGAACTCAAGAAGATTGAAGATAAGGCTCTTGCGTGGACTGGTGAGAGTTCTTCAAATCCTGAACATGAGGAACAAAACTCGGGGGCATCGACAGAGATATCAGGGGAAGTGGGTAACGTGTCAGAATAAGATTCTTGGTGTATCTTCAGAAGGAATAATTACTAGTTGTCCAGCATGTCTAATGGAATCTTATAATTTTAAACGACATATAAAGGAGGTTAATCAGTGGTTTCGAAGTCTGCAATGATCCGGCTTGCTAAAAGGTCTCCCTACACCAATTGGAAACATGGAGCAATTGTGTTCAAGGGAGGGTGTGTTGTTGGAATGGCGACCAATGACCGAAGAACACATGCCGAGGTAAGAGCATTGTCCCAAACCAAGTATCCTAAGAATACAACTGTTCTAAGTGTTCGTGTGAATAAGAGTGGGGATTTGTGTAATGCTCTTCCCTGTTTGAATTGTTGGAACTTTATGAAGAAAGAGGGAGTTAAAACGGTGTTTTATTCAACGGATGCAGGGTCTATTGAAAGGATTAGAATATGACCGGCCCGCCTGATGTGGAGGGAGTGAAGGAGAGGCTTGCATACTACGACCGACAGTCTCTAAAGACTCCCGAGTACGATCCATTGCTCGCCCGCGACGCCCTAGCCGTGATCGAGGCGCTGGAGAAGGAGAACGCTGAGATTGTGGGCGGCGCGAGATGGAATCGCATGAACGCTCGCATCGCGCCCCTCGAAGAAGCAGCGCAGCCAAGCGAAGAATACGTGCAGCGGCCTGTCGAAGATCGTGGGGCGGCACGGTGCGCTCTATCCTCCACGAGAAGTCATCGTGGAGGATTCGGACCAAGCGGTCGCAAACTTCCTGACGAACGCCGCGGTGTTCCGATGAGCGCCCCCACTCCTGAATCAATCGCTTTCCGAGACCTTGCGACCGCTCTCGACCAAGCTCTCGCAGGAGAAGAGTCTTGATTCCTTATAAAGTTAATGTTTCAGCTATAAACCAATTTTCCCGTTGTCGTTTCCGTTGGTGGGCACAGTACATTGAAAATTGGGTTCCTATCCAAGAAGCACAACCCCTTGCTTTTGGAAGGCTTCTTCATGAAGTGTTTGAAGCTTCACACCAAGCAGATATTTCAATGAAAGGAGCTATTGAACTTTGTTTTCAATTATGGCAGAAAAAGGCTGAAACAACAACAGATTCCTTTGAACGAACAATGAGATTTGATGCTCTTCAACAACTTGATGAATTAAGTGAAGCTCTTTGTCTTTGGGTGGATAAATATCCAATTACAACAACATTAGCGGTTGAAGAACCCTTTGAAATCGAACATCCCGATGATCCATCAATTCATATAATTGGTCGCCCCGACCGCGAGGTCGTAATGAATAATAAGATTTGGCACATCCAAAACCGTGGCCTCGCGCCTGGAATTAACTTCGGAACTTATATTGAACTACAGAAACGAAGTTACCATGAGCATGTTTATGCTGAAGCCTTAAACCGAAAATATATTAATCCAAATGAAAAATTTGGATTAAAATATGGTGGAACTCTTTTCAATCTTGTTCGTAAATTAAAATATCGGACAAAGGTTACAAAGAAAAATCCCGAAGGTGAGATCAAAGACCTCTCGGAAATGTTTTTCCAGCATCCAATGACAATTGACTTGACTTCTCCACTTCATAAGCATATAATGGCATGTGTGCTTGGGTATGCAAGGGAGATGCGTGATGCTGAGGTAGCATATCGGGATGAGGGGATTATTCCACTTCCGAATGAGTCAGTTAACGGTGGGGCTTATGGAAATTCACCAGACCCTTATTTCAAAGTCCTGATTGGAGAATATGAACTTGGAGACAGCCGATATTTCAAAAAGCGCGATGATCCCTACACAGGGGTTCACGTATAAACAAGAGAAACAATTAACAGTTAGAGAGTTAACATTACTTTTGTATAAATGTAATCAAGAAGCTTTGGTGTATACAGATGGATGTGATTGTACTGGACATGCTAATGGGGTGAGTTTTGACGAACGATCAAGTGTCTATATTACAAGATCAAATTGAAAAATTCTGGAATTGTCTTCCTCATCCAACTCCAGATCACGTTGTTCGTTTGTTTGCAAAGAAAGGTGATGTAAGATATGGTGACTTTGCCCGTTCCCCTAGCGAGCTTAAACGTTTTATCCTGGGCCATCTTGACTTCGATGTGTATATGGCACCTAACCCAACAACAAAAACCACAGAAACTAGACATTCGGCATCTGATGTTGATTATTGGTCTTTTCTTTTCTTTGACATTGACCCTATCGAATCTATTAATAATCCAACTTTAGCATTAGATGAAATTCTTAAATTATTTGGAGGATGGTCTGGTCATGACTTAATCACAAAAGATCGACCAACTATTATTGATAGTGGCCGTGGTGTCCAAGCGTGGCTACAACTTGAAAGTATCAATTTAGATCGACCAATCCTCCAAATGAAATTAACACAAAAACCTGTTGAAAGAAAAGAAGTTCGTAAATTAATGAGCTTCTGGCTTCGTCATATTTCAGACCGAATTGGACTTGTTCATGGTTGCCGTCTAGATACCTCGGTGTCGGACTTACCAAGAGTTATGAGAATGCCTGGAACAGTGAATCAGAAAACAGGACGGATGGCGAGCGTTCTTCACTATCAAGAACGACCATATCCTTGGCTTGCTTCATTTCTTATTCATGGCGCACCAGATTCTATCTACCAGGAACCAGATAATTTAAGCATGCCCGAGGGAACTTCATGGCAGATGGTTTTTAACCGTTTATCAATGCAATCTCAAAAATATTATTTTGAGGGAAAGGCTGAGCCTGGAAGACATAAATTAGCGTGGCACACAGCACGGACGTTTTGTGAACTTGGAATTAGTCGTGAACAAGCATATTTGTTTATTAAGACAGCTAATAGTCGATTGGGAGAAGATGAAGAACTCGATGAAGGAGCGATAAAGCATGCCCTTGACACAGCCTATTCCACAGAATGAACCTAATTTTTCAGGCACCTTAGTTTTGAATGATAATGGAGAAAATGGGACTTTTTGGACATATAGTCTGCCAAATGCTATAGATTTTTATGATTCTAGTTTTGGATCAATTCGACCAAGACAAGTTTGTGATATTCGAACAATGTTTTTTCAAGATTGGATTAGATTAGCAACATCAGACGTTACAATTTATACATTTAAATTAGTTCTTTCAAACCAAAGAACATATTCAAAATCTAGAAATATTTCAAGATTAGAAGAGGTTCGAGGTGATAGACCAGGGATTGAAAGAATAACAAAATTTGAGTTAGTGAGTGAACTTTTGAATGGTCAAATTTCTCTTTGTCCCGATCATCGACGACAACTTGAGATAATGCGTGAAGAATATTCTTGACATAAGGGTTAAATTGTGGTAATATACAAGTTCAATCATCCAAACAAGAAGGGAATGTCGATGCCGAAAGTTAAAGCAAAGAAACGAGTTACAAAATCTGTAAAAACAAAGCCCGTCCATGTGGTTTTCATCCTCGATGAAACAGGGTCTATGCTTCGAGTTAAGGATTCTACGATTTCCGGTTTCAATGAGTATCTTGAAACTCTTCAAAATGATAAGAATGCTAATACTCATAAAATGAGCTTCTTAACTTTTAATTCACGAGGAGTTAGACGTAGAGAGCTTTTTACAAATTTGAAGGCTGTAGAAAAGTTGAATCATCAAAGCTATAATCCTGCAGCTAATACTCCGCTTTATGATGCTATTGGAGAAGGACTTGCAGGAATTGATTTAGATTCTAAACATGATATTCTTGTAGTTATTCAAACAGATGGTGAAGAGAATTCGAGTGTTAGGGAAACAAGAGATTCAATCTTTAGAAAAATTGAAGAGGCTAAAAAAGCGGGATGGGGATTTGTTTTCCTTGGGGCTGATCAAGATGCATGGGGTGCAGCTCAGTTAATTGGAATTCCTCGTGGGTCTACTATGAGTTATGATAATACAGCTCAGGGAATTCAAGGAGCAATGACAGATACAGAAAGAGCCACAGTTAGATACATGAATAGCACTGCAGAACAAAGAAATCAATTGCGAGCTTCTTTTTTGTCGGGTGATGAAAATCAAGGTCTCGACCTTAGAAGGGATGTAAATGCTCCGAATTCTTAAAACAGCAGATATTCTTAAAGAAACAAAAGAACGAATTATCATTTATGGGAGAGCAGGAATTGGTAAAACTCGTCTCGCTCTTTCTCTTACACCAAGATTTGGAAAGATCGTTTATTATGCCTCAGACATGAACTCTGAGTTTCTTTCTTCTATTGAACCAAGAAAAAGAGATCGAATTTATGTAATTAAGCCTTCAGGAGATGATCCAATTCAGAACTTCATGGAGTTCTGTATGCACGATTGGAAATCTGTTGACAAGGAAATTCAAACGATTGTTGTTGATACTTACACAAAGGTTGCTTTAGATTGTATTCGACATTCAGCTAATAGTGGTTCAGTCACGAGTGAAAAACACTTTGTTGTAGGTGATCCCTCAAAGGGGGGACAAACAATTCCGAATCGAGGAGACTATCTTGGGATTGAATCAATTAGTCGAGGATTTCTCGACATGTTGTTTGACAAACAACGAGACCTTAACATCATCTTACTTTTTCACGAGGATATTAAACTGGTGGAAGGAATACACGCTGTTGGAGGTCCAGCCCATCCTGGCAGAGCGATGGCTGAATTTATCCCGGCTCAATTCAACACTGTAATCCGTCTTATCCGTGAACAAATCCTAATACCGGGTGCGTCAGTCCCTGAGGATGTTGTCGTAGCAATCACGGAGAATGACGGAAAGTTTATTAGTAAAGTCCGTACAACGGATGAATCAAAAGCAAATCCTTTAGCAAAGGTTACGTTGGATTTGAATCCTGAAACATATTGGTCACAGAAGTATGATCCAATCTATGCGCCTAAGGCGGAAAGAGAGACAGTAAATGTCGGATAATATGCACGTTCCAGATTTCATAGACATTGCGGAAGACACTCAGAAGGCGGCTCAAGCCGCAATGAATCGTTCATTCGTTCTTACTCCACCAGAAGATGCTGTTGTTTCTGTGGCGAAAAATGGTGATGAATACAAGAGATGGGTGGAAGGCGGGGTTATTGAAGATACATGGCGCGAAGGAACAGCTAGTGGACTTGTTGTTGCTGTTGCTCAGGTAAAAATTCGTTCAGGATATCCAAATCAACATGAACGAGTTTGGGCGCGTCATATGCTTCATCCAAAGGTCCTTCTTGGACAGGGAAATGAGCAAGAGAAGAAATCTTATGAAGGAATGAATAATCGTTCTATTAATGCTATTACAACCCTTCTACAGGCGACAGGATATGCTCCTACCTCGGGGGGTCTTAGCAAGAGACTTCTTGAGATGATGTTTCCAATTAAGAACCAGCCAGGAGCTAAAGCACCTGTTGTTGGGAAGAGTGTGATGCTTAATCTCGTAGATCAACCCAATCGTGGAGAAAAAGCCCGTTCACCAAGACAGACTACTGTTGACTCATACTTGCCTGATGTTGTGGAGGCTTAATGCTTAACGCCCCAGGACTTGAAAAGAAAAATCCCTTCACTGACTTGATCCATGAAGTAAATCGGATCAATAGAGAAGGTGGGGCATTAGCTGGTCGTGGCGGGGGGACTCCAATCGTGCAAGGAGGTCCTCTCGTTCGATCTGCAGAAGTTAATAGACCACCAGATATTTTATCACCAGAAGAATATGCGGAACGTGATAGATTGGCTAGAGAAATAGGGATTTTGCCCCCATCTGAGGAAGAACCACCAGCTTATCCCACATGGGAATCTGCAGCTAAAATTGGAAGAGAAGATATTATTAATCCTGTAGCTTTCCAGGGATCGGCTAGAGAATATATTGGAGAAACTAAAAATGAGCTTCCTCGGCTCATTGATTTTAAAAAAATTCAGGGGATCGATCTTATTCTAAATTGTGTTTACGTTGATGGATTTAGGATACCACTCCCCGAGGAAACAGTTAAACAATATAAACAAGATGTTCTTAATCTTGCGGTAAATTTTGTAACTCAGCAACTTGCAGAAGCTCTTGCAGAAATTACCTTTACCAAGGAACAATTATCTGAAACTATGCAACGGATGCCAGACGATCAAGGAAAGGAGCCACTTCAGTCGGAGAACGGAATCACCCAAGAAACTACGGAGCCATTGCAAACCGTGTCGGGTGAAAGTCAGTCTTCGATGGCAGAAAAACAATCGGAATCGACAGAATCAGAATTGCCAGAAATACAACCAGTCAGAAAAAGGGGTCGCAAGAGGCTTAAGAGCACACCACAATCTGAGTAAACTTCAATCAGGATTTTGGTCGCGACTTCTCAATAATCCTAATACGAGATGTGGAATCTGTGGATTACCTAATTATCTTCTAAAACTATATTATGAATCAGGACCTTATCCCAAATTTATGGGAGAACGTAAATATGGTCGGAGATTACACCTTGACCATCGATCCCCAGGAGATAAAAATGGGGGATTCCGGCCTCTTTGTCCTGGCTGTAATATTAGACGAGGAAATAATCAATACTCAGACAATGAAGTTTTGGCCTGGATTAGACGAAAATGGGAATACATTCTTCCCTTACGGTTTCTCTACTGGTTAAATACGTCCCCTGGAAAAGGGGGAGATTTGGAACGGAATGAGTTTATGGAAAAGAAATTGATCCGTCTTATGAATGAGTAAATATTTATTCGTTCTCCCTCATAAACCATCTGAAGGAATGTCAGCTTGGTTCTGGAAAGTTGTTTCACAAGAATGTGGAATTCAAACCACTGATTGTGAAGTAATTTACATGTTGGATTCAGTTCCTAAAGGAGCATCAGGTCGGGCTACTAAAGAACAAATACGAGCATCATGGGATAGATTTTCTAAAGAGATAGAGGAATCTGAAGCTAGAGTCGTCATTCCTTTAGGTAGTCAACCTCTTTATTTTCTCACTGGTATTCAAAAATCTATCTTTGATGCTCGTGGTTATGTTATTACCAATAAATTCTTCCGTCCAATTGAATACGATTCATGGGAACAATTTGGAGAATACAAGACCGGTAACAAAAAATTGGGTCGGATTAAGGGCGATCCAAGATATAAGTGGATAACAAAATCAAGTGAAGGACTCCTGGGAAGTGACTTTCAAGGAATAGTCATTCCCACCTTCACTCTTGAATATATCCGAACGTCTGCATTCTCCTGTAAACCCTCCCTTAAAGAGGATATTCTTCGTGCAAAAAGAGCCAGCAAGGGAACACTTAAACTAGTTGATGAAAACCTTGTTTACTATACGGATTTTTCACATGTAGAAACAGAAGATGGAACTCGAACATCCGTATCTTTAAATCTCAAACAAATTCCATGGTCTAAAGATTTGATTGCTTTAGACATTGAAACACATGGAATTGATAATGATGTAATTGATCGAGTTTCTATTAGTGATGGACATATAACTGCCTCGCTTGCGTGGTCGAATGAAGTTAGATCATTATTAAATGATATTTTAACTCTTTCAGAACCTAAGTTTGTTTTTCATAATTCACCATTCGATGTTCCACGTCTAATTCAACATGGTGTGAACATCACAACTCGAATTTTAGAGAATCAGATTTTTGACACGATGTTCGGGGCAGTTATTCTTCAACCTGATCTTCATAAAGGATTAGGTCGCTGTGCTTCTGTGTATTTAGATTGTCAGTTGTGGAAAGATCAGAACGAAAGTAATCCAATTTTTTATAGTGCTAAGGATGCCTTCATAACCGCTTGGTTAGCTAGACAAGAGATCAAGGTTATGAAGACCCTTGGAACTTATGATCTCTTCACAAAGAAGATAATGCCAGCAATTCCAGTTCTCACGGAAATGACACAAAAGGGCATACGAACAAATCGTCCTTATGCTGAGAAATGGACTAAAAAATTAGTCCGAAGGCAACTAAAATATGAGCAACTATGGGCAAAGAAATTCCCTAATACCGATCCTCATTCTTCTCAATCTGTACAAAAATTATTGTATGGTGAATGGGGACTACCTATACAAAGAACTAGAGAGGGCGGGATTTCGGTTGATGAACTTTCACTTGTAAAACTTAAATATTACATTAACGCTCCTCCAGAAGAACTTGTTAAAGTTGTAAGTAGTCGAACATTAGACCTTCTTCTCAAGCTCCGTGATGTTTCTAAAATGTTAAGTACCTATGTTCAACCTGTTGCAGAGAGTGAATCGATTTGGGTTCATCCAAGTTACCTTCCGATTTCCAAAGATGCTGAGGCTGGTAAGTCGAATAAAATGACCAGTAAAGGAAATACTTCTACTGGTCGCCTAGCAACTTATAATCCAAATATTGGAAATCAACCAAAGAAAGCACGAGTTCTTTATGTTCCTGATAATGAAGATATGTGCTTCCTCGAAGCGGATTGGAAGTCCGCTGAATCATATGTAATGGCTTATTCTGCGAACGATAAACGTCTTTTAGATGATCTAAAAATAGGAATTCATGAACAGAATGCCGAACGATTTGGAATCGACAGAGATACAGCTAAGAATGTTTATTATGCACAACAATACCTTGCTGGACCATCTAAAGTTAATGAGATGATTCTGGAACAAACTCATAAATATGTTCCAGTTGAAGAATGCAAACGAATTATGTATGGTCTTCAAGAATATTACTACCAAACAACTGCCTTTAAAAGGCACCTAGTTCAACTTTGTGAAACACAGAAATACATAAAGAACCCATTCGGACGAATTAGATTTTTTCATGATGGACGGACACCCGCTGCGGTCGATTTTTGGCCACAATCCATCGTCGCAGATTGCCTTTGGGAAATCATCCCCGAGGTAGCTAGAATGGCTAAAAGTCTTGGAGGACGTTTTACAACTACTGTTTATGATAGTGTGTTAATCCAAGTGCCACGACAGGTCATACAAGAAACTGCAGAACGCCTTATGGGGATAATGCAGCGGCGCTTTGAAATCGTAGCACCCTTGTTTTCTATTCCATGTGAGTTAAAATTTGGACAACCTGGAGCTTCGTGGGGGGAATTAAGTGTTGACAGATTATTCGAATAATGATACAATTGATGTTGAAATTATGCATGACAATACTTCTGGAGGAACAAAAGAACTTTACGCTCGACCTGGAAAATTTCTTGGAATCGATGGACCAGAAGAAGATAAAAGGATTCTTGAAAGAATGAATAAGCAAACTACAATCTACTTATCCGGGCCAATGAGCGGATTGCCAGATTATAATTCTGCAGAGTTCGCTAAATACGCAGAAATCTATCGTCAACAAGGATTCCGGGTTCTTTCCCCTCCCGAATTAGATGCCGGGGATTGGTCTAAGGATTATGCATTCTACATTAAAAGGGATATTGAAGTCCTTGTAAAAGAACACGTCAGTCGTATCTATCTTCTTCCTGGTTGGCAAGATTCTCGTGGAGCTAGACTCGAACACCACATTGCAGAGCTTCTTGGAATTGGAATTTACGATGCTGTAACAGGTAAGCCATATAAAGAAACAGTTGCTCAAGAAGCAAATAGAATTGTAAATGGAGACCGCCGAGGGAACTATGGTTCTCCCCTCAAAGATTTTGGTCGTACCTCGGGCATGCTTAATGCATTGTTAGCACATAAGCTTCGAGAGAAATTATCTGAAGAAGATGTTTCTTTAATTATGATTTGTGTGAAACTCAGTCGTTTAGCAAATTCACCTGATCATAGAGATTCCCTCGTGGATATTTGTGGGTATGCTTTAACGTATGAACTAGTTCAGAGTGAACGAAAGGATTATAGTGGGACTGTGGTTTCTGGATCAAGCACGAAATAGACTTTGGTTAAATGATTATACTGGTGAATGGATTTTTACACGACCTGAATTAAGATATCAAAGATGTAAAAATCCAATTTTTGTTCATTTTAAACGTGAAACTCAACCAGGATTTCATAATCGTAGCCATAGAAAAGCAATTTCAAATGCTTGGTATAAATATTTACTAGATCAAATTACTAATATTGATCCTTGGGAAACTCCTTGGATTTGGAAACATCCTAAAATAACAGATTTTATATGCGATATTGTGCCGAATGTCATGGTAGAAAAATAAAAGCTGTTCTTGGTTCTCGTTGTATAAGACATTACCTTTGGAGACAAGCTAGATATCATAGAATTTCTAAATATGGATGGTGGAAACATCACGTTCCTAAACTTTCTAGACAAATTCTTGGACGATATCTTGCAATTAGTGAGGGATTTGATCCAGGAAACATCAAACCCATTATTCAACAGTTTTTAATGGGTGATCATTCAGTTCATAGATCAAAGAAGAAAGCTCGATATTCAGGAATTATTGCGATAGTTAAGATCATAGACGCAGCAGATAGACACGCTAGGAAGGATTATGAAGCCAGTCAACGTAGCAATAGTAGCAAAGAAAATTGATGGGAAGTATGAAGGAGTTTATCTTGTGGATAATCGTTTCACAAGAATTTTAACTGGAACGGCCCTCGTGCCAATGGTTCAAGGACAGATTTCAAAGATACTTAAAGAGGATTTTCCTGAAGGTGTTGATGTAGCGATCAATATTAGCATTAATGAAGACGATACAATTCAACCCAAAGAAGAAGAAAAAGAATGACTCTAGGTGAACAACAAAGATTATTTGGTAAATTAGTTGGAGAACTTCTTCATCATATTTATGATCAAAAATTAGAAGTCACCTTAGATTGGATGTATCGTCCTCCTGAAGTTGCTGCTTACTATGCATCCATCGGCGTGGGAATCCGTTCAAGTCTTCATACACTTAAACTTGCTCTTGATATAAATTTGTTTAAAGATGGGGTTTGGCTTCGTGATACTGAATCTCATAAACCTATTGGTGAATGGTGGAAACAACAACATCCACTTTGTCGATGGGGTGGAGATTGGGGAGATGGAAATCACTATAGTTTAGAATGGAATGGGGTTAAATGATAAATGCAAAACTTCTAGTAGTGGATGTCGAAACAGGTGGATTGGACCCAAGTGAACATTCAATCCTCAGCTTGGGGGCAGTAGTTTTAGATGAAGGAGAAGTTGTAGATAAGTTTCTCGCAACTATCAAAGAACCTAATTTTTTAGCGACAGAACCTGCTTTGAAAATCAATGGCTTTACCAAAGAACGAATTGAAAAAGAAGGGCATAATCCTGAAGAAGTTGTCCTAGAATTTGAGTCTTTTATCCTCCGGAATGATTTTGATGATGATAAAATCGTTCTTGCAGGTCATAATGTAAATTTTGACATTGGATTTATTAAACGTCTCTATTCATTTACAAAACAAAGTTATGAATCCAGATTCTCACATAGAGTTCTAGATACTCAAACAGCAGCACTTCTTTTAAAGTATGCCGGTAGAATCACCACCGAGGCAACAAGTTTAGATGCTCTTTGTGCATGTTTTGGGATTAAGGGACGAAAGAAAGGAACACCACATACAGCTTTAGAGGATGCTGAATTAACAGCGGAACTTCTTAAACGAGAGTTAAAAATGTTAGAGCAACCACTTACAATACCGGATTTTTAAATGAAGGGATTAACAAGCCACCAAGAAGATTCAATTTGTCTTGATTTTTGTATTTCTTGTGGAACAAAAATGGTAAGTTACCAATGTATGGCTCATTTTTGGGTGAATGAATGTCTAGAGTGTCAGAAAAAGAAAGTTGAGAAAATGAAACAAGATTTTCTCACAAAATCAACTAATGAGATAATGAAATATATCGAAGATGAAGTCTTCAGGAAACTTAAATAGTGCAAGTCTATGTGAACTTCATTACCGCTTGTGGGTGTTCACGCATGGAAGTTGCTGTTCCTGATTGGAAGGCTCCTCCATCTATAAAAATGCCTCTCCAATTTCCACCTAAAATAATGGATTGGGTGAACACTCCTACTGATTCTGTTTTAGAAACCCAAGTTATGAGAGAAAGAAAGTTTCAATTAAACAGTGAAGAAGTTATGAAAGATGGACAAATGAAGATATTTATTTATAGGGAGGTTGAATAATTGCCGTATATCAAACAATCAATTCGGAATAAACTTGATCCTTTTATTGACGAACTTATTTATTGTCTTGTGGGATATGATAAATACGTCGAACCAGGGACATTGAATTATGTTTTAACTAGAATTCTCTCTCGAACCCTTTCTGACCATCCTTCATATGGGGAACTTTCTTCGATTGTTGGGGTTCTAGAGACGATGAAGCTTGAGTTTCAGAGACGGATTGTCTCTCCATATGAAGATAAAAAAATCTTAGAAAATGGGGACGTGTATTGAAAAAGATAAAATGTAGTGAATGCGGAATTGATTTAGTTACGGCTTGTCTTTCATTTCTTGATGATAAACCTACATGTAAAGATCATGAAAAATCTTCTAAAGCTGAACCTGGATCAATTAGTTTAGGAGCCATGGTTGATCCTGGTAATATTGATATTTATGGTGGTGTAATTGTCTAAAAGCCAGAGTAAACGGTTAATAGAGACCGCCGAGACTGTAAACCTCGTCCCTCGGGTTATCGCGTGGGGCAGTACCACGATCTGGCACCAAAATTAACGGCTCGTGGCTGTAATTGGTAAACACACTTGGCTCAAACCCAAGGCATGAAGGTTCGAATCCTTCCGAGCCGACATTAAGTTGGTGTCTGAAAAGACCACTGAGTCAATCACATGGCCCCAAGGACAAGAAATTACAGGGGGAGTGCCTGGAAGTTGCACCAGGACCAACTAATTAATTATGGAAAAAGAAATAACTGGATATGTGGCTTGGGATGATGGAAATTGGAAATTAGTTTTAAAATGTCCTTGTACATGTTGGTATTGTTTATGTACTAGAGAAGGACATTGTGGAAAAAATAAATGTGATAAACAAAAATTTCATCCAGAAGATGAAACACGGAGAAAATAATGAATGGAATCAATGTCATTTTTCGCACAAACAATCATGGAACAAAAGTATAGCCACACACGAACAAATGGTGAGAAAGAACAATGGCACCACATAGCACGTCGAGTAGCGCGACATGTTATGGGTGCCATTAACGCCTCTGATGAACTTGTCAAAGAGATTGCGGAGATAATTGAACAACGAAAATTTATTCCTGGGGGTAGATATCTAGCTGCCTCGGGCAGGCAGTATCATCAAACACAGAATTGTATCCTTCTCAAGGCCGAGGATTCACGAGAAGGATGGGCTGATATAATGCAGAAGTCCACTTTAGCTCTTATGACAGGAGCAGGGATAGGATGCGATTACTCAGATATCCGACCCGAGAATAAACCAATTAGAAAAACGGGTGGAGTCTCTACAGGCCCTATTGCCCTTATGCAAATGGTTAACGAAGCTGGTCGAGGCATCATGCAGGGGGGTTCACGTCGCTCAGCAATTTGGGCGGGACTTAGTTGGAAGCATGCGGATATTCAAAAATTCATCACATTAAAAAATTGGATTCCAGAAGTTCGGGAGATGAAGGAAAAGGATTTTAATTTCCCGGCAACAATGGATGGAACAAATATCTCAGTTATTCTTGATGATGAATTTTTCAAGGCTTTTCATGATGATAAAAATCCTTTAAACTCTCATGCTCAATCTGTTTATTGGTCTACTCTTCGTCAGATGTTAAAAACCGCTGAACCAGGATTTAGTATTGATATAGGGAAAAATAAGGGAGAAACATTAAGGAATGCGTGTACTGAAGTATCTTCAGGAGATGATAGTGATATTTGTAATCTTGGTTCTATTAATTTGGCTAGGATCACATCCTTAGAAGAAATGAAGAAAGTTGTAAATCTTGCGACTGCTTTTCTTACAGCTGGAACTGTTTATAGTGATGTTCCATATTCAAAACTAGATCAGATTAGGAATAAGAATAGACGCCTTGGTCTTGGTCTTATGGGTCTTCATGAATGGCTTCTTGTTAGAGATGAAAAATATGGATTTAATGAAGACCTTCAAAAATATTTAGAAATTTATGGAGATAGTACACATTACGCACATGAATGGCAAGATAAGTGGGACCTTTCAAGATCAATCAAAACAAGAGCAATTGCACCGACTGGGACTATTGGGATCATTGGTGAAACTACAACAGGAATTGAACCAATTTTCTGTGTAGCATTTAAAAGACGATATCTTAAATATCACACCTGGAATTATCAATATGTTATTGATCCAACAGCTAAAAGATTAATTGAAAATGGTATTCATTCAGATTCTATTGAAGACGCTTATGTTCTCGCAAGTGATGTAGAACGTCGAGTTGCATTTCAATCATGGGTTCAGAAATATGTAGACCATGCAATTTCTTCTACGATCAATCTTCCAGCATGGGGAAGTGAATTGAATAACGATGGAACTGTTTCTAAATTTGGTAATATGCTTATCAATTATCTTCCTAATCTACGCGGTTTTACAGTGTATCCTGATGGAGGACGAGGAGGACAACCATTGACACCCGTGAAGTATAGTGTAGCCGTGAATCATGCAGATAAAGTGTTTGAAGAGATTAATGTATGTGATATAACTAAAGGTGGTAGCTGTGGAAGTTAAAACCTTAGAAAAATACAAAGTAAAATTTCATGTTTCTTTCGAAATAGATGCGGAAAATAATGCTCAAGCAATTGTGAAAGCTTATGATTTATTAAATTTCTATGGGTTGGAAAGAATTATTTTTACAATTAAAGTTAAAAAGAAATAGCCCGATTGGTGTAATTGGTAAACACAATAGACTTAGACTCTATTTTTGAGGGTTCGAATCCTTCATTGGGCACTTTTCCCTGGTAGTTTAAGTAAAACATCTGTCTCCAAAACAGAAAGATGTTGGTTCAAATCCAGCCTGGGGAGCCATTTTATGCGGTCAGATGCTCCGGGTGGCATACAAGCCTCATAAGCTTGATTCAGTGGGTTCGACTCCCACGACCGCTACATTGTGACTGTAGCTTAAAGCCAAAGCCCCTGATTGTGAATCAGGTGAATGTGGATGCGAGAACCACCAGTCACCCCATAATCTAGCGTGACCGTTCGATTCGGTTGGGTGGAATACCGGGGTTCGATTCCCTGCTTGAACTGGTGTTGGCGCTAGATAAAGAACACCGGCCTAATTACGTTCTAATCCAAATGGGTCATTCCCTACGTGATGAAAGCCAATCCGTCTATAGTTCAGTGAATAGAACGCTTGGCTACGAACCAAGAGGACGGGGGTTTAAATCCCTCTAGACGGTCCATTTCAGAGAGTAGCTCAGCCCGGTAGAGTTCTCGGCCTGGAACCGAGATGTCGCAGGTTCGAATCCTGCCTCTCTGACCACACAAAGAGGCTCTAAACGCGCAACGAGCAGTCTGAGGCACGGCCTTGGAGGAAGGCGGATGCGGCGGCTAGGATGGTTTAGAGTAATAAAAAAGCCCCGAAGGATTAAGTTCCCTCGGGGCTTCTCTTTTTCTATTAAATTTACACAGATAAACTCTTAATAGTCTCATCTTTTGTTTGACTTCCAGATGAACTACCAAAATAAAATCCTAATACAAGCATTAACGCTGAATTGAAAGTACCTAAAGCAATATTGATGATTTGAGCGTTAGATTGAGGAACTGTTTCCATAAGAAGATAAATCATAAGCCCAATCCACCCAACAACAACAACACCAGCTAATACAGCAGGAGTTTTACTCTTAGTTGAAAGTTGCATTGCCCTGGCATTGGCTGTGTCCTCGGTGGCGAGCTTAATGACATCAATCTTTTGTTGTCCCATCTTCTCAACAAAATCAGTCTCAGCTTGCTTAAGTTTAATAAGAAGATCAGGACTTGCTGAAGCTAAAAGTTTCTCTATTTCCTCCTGCGAGGTAACAGATTTACCTAATACATCTCCAATAACTTTCTGAACGACCGAACCAAGTGGCCCAGGGAGAAGACCAGCGAAAATTGGGGTAACTGCTCCAAGAATTCCTTTTAGTGTTATACTCATTTTCCTGATATCCCCTTAATCAGTACCCCTTCTAGAAAATCTATACGATTTCTAGCTCTTTCATTTTCAGCACGTAATATATCTCGTTGTTCTTTTGATACATTTATTTCTCTTTCAAACTCACCCCGATGAATAAATCCATTATTATTCATCTCTTCCAAGATATTTTTAATGTCTTTAGCATTTGAATCTCCTTGTCCCTTAAGTCTATAGTAAAGCATTAAAGAAGTCCCTACAAGAGCAAGGATTTGAACAATAATTTGAATTAAGGCTTGAAGCATGTTAGCATCCATTGGTGTCCTCTTATTGGGTTTGCTTAGCCTGTTCTTTGGCTTGGACTTCTGGTCCACCTAATCCAACAAGAGCTTTATACTTCATGCGGATAGGTTCTTGTGCTTTTTGAACAACATTATTCAGAAGTTTCCGTTTTTGTTCATCACTAAGATTGGTAAATTGTGGTTGTTGAAATATATCAATTGCTTCATGAACAACTTGATCTGCGGCTTTATTCATTTCTATGAAATATTGTTCTTTTTGTTTTCCTTTAAGTTCAAATTCTTTGTCTTGATATTTTAACTTTCTTTCAACATCAGGAGGTTCCCAAGCGAGTTTGTTTTTGAGTTCAAGTTCAGGTGATGTAGGTGTTGCTGTAAAAACTTGTTTACTTGCTCTAAGAAGTCTATTTTCGACCTGCATACGAGGTTTTCCAGAAGTTGTAATATCTGCAGGAACACGTTCAGATAAACCAGGAATCATGTTCTCGATGGCTTCTTGGAGATTAGATGGTTTTCGAACAACTGGATCAATTTGATTTCTTATGTCTCGAAGAACATTAGGGAAAAATCCAGTAACAAGAAGTCGTTTGAAATTCTCAAGATTAGCATGTGGGTCTTCAAGAGCTTGAGATAGGTCTTCAATGCTTCCTAAGAATGGAAGATCAAATCCGCCATGAGCGTATTGATAAATTAATTTTTGAGACATCGTAGATGCTTCGTCATATTTATCATTAACTATGGCAGTTTTAATTGCTGTAATGTGTTGTAAAAACGTTCCTAATGGTTGAGTTTTATCAAATTTAATAAAATATTTTCCAATTCGGATAGACCAAGGTTGAATATTGTTATCTTTCCAATGTTGTCTTTCTTTAGGATTATGTGGAAAAGCTCCATACATTTCAAAATTGTTTGCGAGAGTTAATCCAACACCTGTTAAGAAAATACCAGTTAATTGTCTTCCAATCTCATCTGCTCGACGAAGAGGCTCTTTAGCAAAAAGGTTCTCTTTAACCTCACCACTAAAAGCAAGACCTAAAGGAGAAGACCTTGAAGCCATTTTTGAGACATTATATGGGAATTTAACAACTGGCATAATAAGTCTCATGAAAGGAAGATTCTGAATTTTTTGAATAACTTTAAGAAGAGCATCCGGGTCTTCCTGACCAGTTAATTTCTTCGCAACTTCATCAGCTTCAAAATGCCATTCTTTATTAGGATGTTCCATTAAAAATCGGAAACGTTCCATTAATTGTTCTGGATTTGTTATTCCTTCAGAAAGTGCTTGAGTGTAAACTTTAGTTGCCATCTCAGAATGATAACTAACAGCATGCCAAGCATTCGTGACCGCCTGAAGAGCACTTAATACATTAACGGGACGAAGTTTTTTAGCTAAACGAGGAGAACCATAAATTCGTTTAAATGATGTAATGTCTCCGTCTAAGATTGTTCCAGCAGGAGTATCATCAAGATACACTTGCTTAAATGCTTTAAACCCATTACGAAAACCTTCTTTAACGCCAAAAGCAAATTTAAGATTAGCTAAAGCCTCAGCATCATATCCTTGAACTTTAAGAATTCCAGCACTTAAAGTTTTTGAAACTCCTCTAAATGCATAGAAAAATGAGTCTGTTAAGAATTTAAGAGGCGGAAGAGCAACCGTTTCAAGTTTAGCAAATACTGAGTATGTTTCAATTGTACGAAGCATACTTTTCTTTTCAGGTGTATTTGGATTGACTTTAGCTTCTTCTTCAGCACGGATAGCTTCTAGTTTAGCTGCCATCTGCGAGGGAGGAATATTCTGATCCCACAATTCAGTTGTTCGTTTTACAATATTTTCTCCAGCACTAAAAACTTTTTGAATTTCAAGAGCACGACCAGGAGTTCCAGTAAGGTTATGATATCCGGCTTCAGTCTTTAAAAATAAACTCTTAACGTGTTCAGCACCTTCTGTAAAACCACTTGTAATAGCATCCCAATATGTATTCCAAAGATGAGTTCTTAGAATAGCTGCACGAACCTCATCTGTAGGGTGTACGGGTTTATCAGGAGTCCAATTGCTCAATTCCTCAATTGTCATAGCAGGTGATTCTAGGGCTTTTTGAACGGTTTCAGCGTGGGATATACGTCTCCCACCACCCATTTCTTCAAGTTGCTGACGATATGCGGGACTGGTTTCTAGTTTCCTCGCGGCTTCTTGATGAATTGGGTCTAACTGGTGTGCTCGGGACGATGTCCCATTAGGTGCTCCCAAGTTGGGACTGGTGGGGAACCTTGGGGCCTGATCTTCAACGCTAGTTGGTAAAGGTCCTTGGGATTTAGTCCCTGTTTCTTTGCTAGGTTTAATACTGCCTTTATTGGTTCCAGTTGCACTTTCCCTAATAGGGTTGGCAACAGGTGATACAACATTTGGCGTTCCTTTTGATCCTTTAATTCGTTTGTAGTCATTGTGGATAAGCTTTGCGAGGCCATTATCATTTTCATCCATTCCTTCTAGAAGAAGTTTTTTGAGTTCAGGAAGATCATTAGCAAGTCGGGAGATATTATGAGTTAACTCATAGGCAAAATTTGTACCTTCATCTCTGTAAATATTGTGGGTCAGTTCATGAATAATTGCCCCAACTGCTTGTCCAGCATAAGCATCATTAATTGCATCCCAAGAATTTGGAATTTTCTTTTCAAGTAAAAGATTTTGAACACTTTCCCAAATATTATATGGATGGACTGTAATTAAATTTTTAGTCGAATTTTCATATGAACCTGGGATATTAGCAGCTTCATGGGTTCCACCAGAAATATCTATTCCCCAAAATTTAGAGTTTAAATATTTTTTATTATATTTAACTAATTTTTGAACAACCGCATCATGAATATCTTGAAGAGTTCCAGAAAGAGCCTCATAAATTGGAGATTCTGCAATATCTTGAACAATTTCAAGTGGACGGTTAGAGATATCTAATATCTTAAAATTACTCCCGAGGATTCTAGGAGCACGATGGACAGCAGTTAAATGATCATTAATTGATTGTTCAATAGCAGCACGTTCTGCTTTTTTGCGTTCAATTCGAATTTTTGCTCGTTGTTCTTTAGATAATTCTGAAGGTTCTTGAGGAGCCAATTTCTTCTCAAGCTGATCAATTAAATCCAACATTTTTTGATTATCTTCAGGCGATAATCCAGTTTGTAGAATTTCTTTTCCTGTGATATCTAATTTCTTTGTTGGAATTACATTTATTTTTTGTTGAATTTCTTCCTGTCGAGTTTTAGGTTCTTCAATTTTAGGTTCAAGTTCTGGAAGAGCTGGTTCTTTTACATCTGTTCGAAGAAAAGGATTTTCAAGTTTCTTTTGGATAATTCCAATTGCTTTATTACGAATTGATGGATTAATATCTGTTCCACCAAAATCTTTAACAATTTCAGTTGCTTGAGTTACTGGATCAATCCCCCGAGGCACCATATCTGGATGAAATGCATTAGCAAATTTCATTATAGCATGTTCAGATTCAACAGGTGTTTTAGCCGAAGCTAAGGCTTTTCCAGCTGCCTCGGCTTTGGTCATAGGATAATGAATTCGTTCATTTCCTAGTTCATCTTTATATAACCAAGTTCCATCAGGTTTACGTTCAATAGGGGAACCAGAGAACCAATCTGAAGTAATATGTTTATCAAGAGCAGCTTTAGCTGTTTTACCAACGTCTCCAACAGCACCTAAAACTGGACCAGCAATTGCTCCGGCTTTAGCTCCTTCAATAACCCCTTGGACTCCTGTTGAAAAAGCTTTTCCAAGATCACCACTTGTAGCAAGTTCTTTGGTTCCAGCATATGTTCCACCAAAAGTACCAAAACCTACTGCACCGTGGATAGAACGTTTAGCAATGGTTCCTAATAACCCTTTAGCTGCTGATCCTTCAAGAAAGGGAATGGCTTCAGTTAATCCACCAGTTAGAGATGCAGCAGCAGTAGCAGCGGCAAAAGCACCACCACGAGCTAGATGTTGTCCAGCTTGTTTTTGTAGTTGTTCTCTTTGTGGATTTTCTTGTGGGGGAACACCAAATGCTGTATTCTTTGCTTGCTGTAATTGATCAGAAACCAGTTGGCCTGTTTCAGCTAATCCTTTAGGAATTCCAGTGATATCATTGATAATACCAGCACCAAAATCTTTAGCCATAGCTACGCCCCGAGGAATCAATCCTGGTTTTGGTGGTGGTGTCCAGTCTTGTCCATACAATTTATGAGCAACTTGCATAAATTGCTCAGGCGTAGCTTCAGGAAGATTTACCTGTTTAGCTGTTTTTAGAACCACAATATCTGGTTGATCTTTAAAAAGATCAGGATGTTCAGCTCGAATTTTTGAAGAAATATGTTTAATTAACGAGTCTTGACTCTCTTTCTGATATTGTTGATCTAAATCTTGATTTGCAGTCTCTGGTAAATCTGAATAACCAATAGTTTCAGGCATTATTTAGTTCCAGTTTGTCCAGTTACTTCTCCAAGAGCCTTATGCCATTTGTCCTCTGGTGGTGATTTTGTTCCTCCACCTTTATCTGCTGACGGAGGTTGAACCCCACCTAATTGTCTTGCATAATCTATAAGATCGGGAAGACCAATTCCCCAAACATCTTCAAATGGCATCATTTCTTGACCAAAAGGATTCATTCTCGTGGATAAGAGTGTCATTGTTTGAAGAGCATGATTAATAAAAGCTAGTTTAATTTTACCCTTTAAATTAAAATGATCTGCCATAGCTTCAGCTTTGGTACGAGCAACTTTTTGCATTCCTTCAGTTTTAGCATTAAGTAATTTGAGTTTATCTTGAAAATCAAGATATCTATTACGATCTTTTTGAGCTTGTTCAATTGCTCGAAGTTTTTCACTTTGTTTAAGAGCAAGACCAAATTGGCCTTTAGCAATTTGCTGTTGGATATCTCCCTGAATTAATTTTTCTTGAAGATTTAATTGATCAGTTTCTTTTCGCACTTGTTCAGCATGAGCATTAATGAGTTGGTCTTTAAGAAGACCAGGAGCATTTTGTGGTGATCCCATCATA